GAAAAATATAGCGCTACAGAAGTTAAAGCTCAGATTTTTGTTGATCGTTTAAAAGAATCTCGCAACGCTTTCTTGAACGACTTTTTGCAAGTTGAGATTAAACGCATAGCTAAAAATCTTGGCTTTAGATCTTATCCCACAGCACACTTCAGAGACATTGACATTAGAGATCAAACTCAACTCATGAGAGTTTCTAGTCGTTTAATGGAGCTTGGCATTCTCACTCCTCAACAAGGCATGGAAATGTTTCAAACTGGCAAATTTCCAAAACCAGAAGACATTGCTCCAGCTCAGTCTGCTTATATCAACGAGAGAAAAGATGGATACTACAATCCTATTGTTGGTGGTATTCCTTTCATCGCTCCTCCAACTCCAGAAGGCGGCAAAATCAATGCTACTAACAAAGTGCCTGGACGACCACAGGGAACAACTGGCATTCCCATTGTTAAAGCTGAATACTCTGTTAAAAACATTCACTCTACCATTAAAAAAATGGAGCAAATGAGAGCTTTGGCAGATGCCTCTCTCAAAAAGAAATTTAAAATTAAAACTCTTTCAGAACAGCAGTCTAACATCCTAGATCAACTGTGCGAGAAAGTTATTGTTTCTAAAGATGCAGAAAATTGGGCATCTTGTGCTAGTTCTTGTGTAAACGACTTTGAACAAATTTCTCTTTTGCAACCAAAAGAGGAAATCTTATCCATTTTGGCGGAGCATCAACTAGAAGACGACTTATCCGCAGCAATCCTTTACCACTCAAACCAAATCAATGAAAATTAACTTAGGCGACATCAAAGCTCCATTAGAAAAAACTGTTGAATTTAAAAATGGAGAATATGAAATTTCTCTTTCTAAAATGCAACCAAAGCAAGAGTATCTTTACAAGAGCTTTATGAGTCTTTGCGCTGCAAATGAAGAAGATCTTGTGAACACTGCTGGAATGAGCAAAGAGGCTACCATGTCTACATGCGCTATGCAATTTGACAAGATGAAAAAGATGATGATGGAAAAAAGCACTTCTGGAGAACTCACTCCAGGCCAAAAGAAACTTCCTCCTGCACTTCAAAAAGCTATTTTGAAAAAAATGGACAGTCCAGATGACTCTGATGAGCATGAAAATGAAGAGAGTGACGAAATGGAAAAGACTGAAGAAGGAAAGTAATCATTAATGAAGCAATATAAATATACGAGTTCATTTTCGTCACCAATTCGCTTTTGTGCATTGGGAGATGAGTCGTTTATTTCTAAAGCTTCACTTGAAAATTTAAAACCTCTTATTCCTCAAGAAATTAATTTTTCTGAGAATATTGATTTGTTGGGAGTAGCATTTAATGCTGCTGTTGTTAATAAATTTAATAAAAATGATGATGGAATGGATGCTGTTACAGCATCTCAAGTTGTTAAAAACTTTATTCACAAACCAACGAACATTGAGCATGATAAGAGTCAAATTGTTGGACACATTGTTTCTGCTGGCTTTAGCGAATATGGTCAAGACAGCGCTTTAATCTCCTTAGACACTGTAGCATCTAGAACAGATGCTTTTAACATTTCTTTGGGAGCTGTTGTTTATAAATATGCTAACAAAGATTTTGCTAGCATGATTCAAAGATCAGTAGATCCAACTGATACTATGTATCAACACATTTCTACTAGTTGGGAGATTGGTTTTAATGATTTTACAATTGCAGTTGGTGGTGAGGACTTCGCAGATTGTGAATTAATCACTAATCCAAAACACTTTGAAGAAATGAAAGCTAAACTCAAAGCTTATGGTGGTCCTGGCAGATTGAGTGATGGTTCTAAAGTTTATCGCATTTTAAAAGGAGAAGTTTTCCCACTAGGAATTGGATTCACAACAAATCCAGCAGCAGATGTTAAAGGTTTGTTCTCAGATCAATCCGAATTCAATGCGTTTCCAGTTCAAGAAAAAAAATCAATTTTCAATATGAAGCATCCACTCTTCAATGAAAAAAATAAATCTAAAATTTCACAAGATAAAATTCTTGCTGTAAATAACACAAAAATAAAGACTATGGAAGTAGAAAAAATTCTCTTAGAGTTAAAAGATGTTCTTTTGGAAAAGAAATTTTCCGAAGAAGCCGTGGCTAACATGACCAACACATTCGCTGATGCTATCAAGCAGAAAGATGCTGAATACAAAGAGTCTTTGGTTGCCGCTTCAAAAGAAAAAGAAGCATTGGCCGCTGAGCGTGAAGCTCTCAAAGCTTCCATGGCTGAAATTCGTGAACAGCTTGAAGTTTCCAGTCAAAAGCTTGCAGAATTTGAAGCTTTTAAGAAAATTGAAGAAGGCTTAGCCCGATTCAATTCTCGCATGGACACTGTTGATCAGAGCTATGAATTAGATGCTGAAGATCGACAATTTTTAGTTCAAGAACTCAAGTCTTTGGATGAAACAGAAGAGAGCTTCGCTTCATTCCAAGGCAAATTAGCAGTTGTGTGGAAACACAAAAACAAAGAAGCTAAAGCTTCTATTGACAAGAGCATTCAAGACAAAATTGATGCTGAAGTTGAAAAGAAAATCGCTAAACTCAAATTATCAAAAGCTTCTGAAGAAAAAGAAGCTGAAAAAGAACCAGAAGAGTCTGATTCAATTCCTGATGCTATTGAAAATGCTGAAGCTTCTGAAGCTGGCATTTCTAGCTCAAATGAAACGTCTTCTCGTTCCGAACCATCTCTGCGCGATAAATTCGCAGCAGCTTTTAACCGCAACAACATTATCATTTCCTAATTAAAAAAATATATGGCACTCCGAATCTTACCATTTAGACAATATCACGAAACCAACGTTATTAACATGTTTGCACTTGATGCAGCACATGTTGGTGAAAGCACAACTGGAACTACTAACGGAGACGCTGGCGTTTTCGTTACTATGAGTTCTGGCAATTTAAACCTTGATACTATCACATTTGATAACACTTATGCATCGTATTTAGGTAAAACAGACTATGCTTTTGTTGGAAGTAATTCCTATCCAAGAGTCACTCTCTCTGTTAAACCAGCAACATCTGGAGATGCTCTTCTTGGACTCACCCTCAATCAGACTGCTAAAACTGATGAAAATGGAGAAAAGCTTCTCTATTATCCTCAGAAAGCTGCTGAATTGCAGTGCGTTCTTCCAGGGCAATCTGTCCCAGTCGCCACCAAAGGCTTTTTCACCATTACTGATGCCGCTTATCTTGGCGCTATTACTATTGGAGGAGGATTGAAACTTCCTAGTGGAGTTAGTGGAAAACTCACTGGTTGTGCAATCACCGATCCTACTCGCGTGGCATTCGTCATGGCAACAGGATCTCGTATCCCTTCAACATCCATTCCCGATCAATTCGCAGGAACAACCACTGGCGCTTACGCTATCATTGCTCTTGGAATCTAATCTTAACCCTTTTAAAATATAAATGAAAATTACTCTCAAAAGAACTCCTGAACAAATCGAGTTGATCAAGGCTATGGCCTCGAAAAACCGTGCTGTTGCATCAGAAGCGCAGACAGCTCTCGCTGAATTTATCGGTCCAGTTTTAGCTGAAGTTATCAACAACGCTCCAACACTCAGTAACTTGTTTACAGTGTTCCAGTTCAACAAGGATGATAATCCTAGCATTCCTCTCGACCTCTACTATGATATCTCTGCTGAAGATTATATCACTGTTTACAGTCAGAGCGTTGCTGGTGGTCTTCCCCAGAACCAAGTGCTCCCAACTGTGAGCGAAATGAAAATTGCTACCTATTCCCTCGACTCTGCACTCAGCTTTGATAAGCGTTATGCATCCAAGAGCCGCATGGATGTGATTAGCAAAACTTTCACTCGCATGGCTCAAGAAATTCTCTTCAAGCAAGAGAAAACTTCTGCCAACTTGCTTCTCGCAGCTTTGGCTGGAGCAACAACCAACGGTAAACGTCACGTTCAGCGTGCTACAAGCAACGGACGCTTCCTCTTAGCTGATCTCAACGAACTCTTCACTCTCGCCAAGAGAATCAACACATCATGGCTCAAAGGCACTCCAGAGAGCCGTAGTGGCCGTGGTATTACTGACATCATTGTTTCCCCAGAAGTTGTTCAAGAGCTTCGCGCAATGGCTTACAATCCTATCAACACAAAAGGAAGTCCTGCTGGCGGAACTCCTACTGATGGTATTGCAGCCCCAGAAGACATGAGAACAGCAATCTATAACAGTGCTGGTATTCCAGAGTTTTATGGAGTTTCAATCATGGAAATTAATGAGCTTGGCCGTGGTCAGCGCTTTAATACCATCTTTGATAACGTTGCTGGAGCCACAAGCTTCACTAATGCTGCTGGCGGAAATGGAGCAGCATTCGATGGCGCTGCCGATGAAATCATCATTGGTATTGACCGTGGTCGCGAGTCTCTTATTCGTGCAGTTGCTACGGACTCTGATACAGGCTCTGAATTCAGCCTCATCGCTGATGACCAGTACTCAATCCGTCAGAACAAGATTGGATACTTTGGTAGCCTCGAAGAAGGTCGCATGGTGCTTGACACTCGCGCCCTTGTTGGCAAAATCGTCTCTGGATTAGCATAAGCTAGTCTTTCTTAAACTGAGCCGCCTCGAAAGAGGCGGCTCTTTTTATTTAAAAACGCTATATTTAATTTATAATATAGTATGAGCAACACAAATCAAATGGAAACTGCCAACGGAGTAACCTCTAGTTATGAATCTAATCCATATTCCAGCCGCACATTGATTGAAGAAATCAATGAAATGAGAGCTTCAAATTCAACAAACACTCCAGAATTTGTAGCTAAAATGAGAGAGTTAGAAATCCTATTAGGGGTATCTCAAATTAGCCCATTTGGCACCAACGAACTAGAAGTATTTCAGGAGTCCTTATCTGGCATGAGCTTATCAGAAATTCAAAAACTCGCGCAAAAAGTTGGACTCAATCCTTTTCACGATTATCCCACTCTAAAGAAAAACTTGTTAAAAGAGTTCTCTGCTTCTACCCGCAATAGCCGCAGAAACATCATGCCAACTTCCATGAACAGCTTTGTAATGGACCCTAATAATCCTGAACATAAACACTTAATGAAAATTATCAATGACATTTAGTGTAAAATGTTTATATGAGCGCTATTAGTGATTTAAGTTCTGGCATTTTTCAAACTGAATTTGATGGAGATTCTGGCATTGTTCCAGAGTCTTATATCACCTCTTGGTTAAATGCAAATCTTGGGCAATTAAATACACTTATTAATACATCGTATAGCGGCAGCGGAGCGCTTTTGGATTTAGAGTCTAGCGCCATTTACAAAGAGATGTATCTCTGTAGTTATTACAATAAACAGTCTCGCAACGCTCTTAGAGGAATACTCGCAACATCTAATGGAGGAGATGTTTTAAGCTTACGAGATGGAAATAGCTCAGTATCGTTCACCAATAAAAACGAAGTTGCAAAAGTGTACAAGTCCATGGCAACAGATTGCCAAAGCAAAATTGATTCTATGAGTCATAAATATAACATGTATCAATCTGAGCCACTTCAATTGGGTGGAATTGAAACGGACGTAAACTTGGGCTACTAGATTTTAAGACACAAAAAAGGAGCATGGTTGCCCATGCTCCTTTTTTATTTAAGCGATTAAGAGAAGATTGTTCCAGGACAAGCTCCGCTCATAAATACTCCTCGTCCAGTATCATTTAAACTGGCGTATTGAGTAGAGAAAACAAGATCAACAGTTTTATTTCCACCAATGCTACTAGAGTATGATTCGCTATCTAAGCGGCATTTTCTAAGAGTATAAACTACTGCTGCATTATTAGTTCCTGGCGCATTAATAGTGAGAGTAATATCTTTTTCATAAATTAAATCCATAGATGCTGCAAGATTATCAGCACTCATTTCGTTAAGAATGGCGGAAACTGAAAGAGTAGCGCTTGCAGGCAACTCTAGTGGTCTAGAGAATGCAAATCTACTTCCAAGGCGCTGAATTGGAGTTCTAGCGAGTGGAATAGCCAATGCGGCAGACTGAATATGAATAGATTCTCCCGCTCCGCTAACTTTAGCAAAAATTCCACTTCCATTGTCATCAAAATTATTTAAATTTAACGTGATATCACCAGGGCGCAGAGCAATAATTCCGCTAGCTCCTAAAGTAGTTCTAGCAGGTGGAAGGAAGACTGCAATTCCAGAATTAGCAGTTCCAGATTCTGGCTGAACTGATGCATTTTGCAATCCACTGTAACCTCCAGTAAATCCAGCTCCAGTATTAATGCCAACATTAGTAACAGCATTCATATTAGAGCCTTCAAATGAAACTGAAACTGTTGCTAAGTTGCCAACTGATGCGTCAAGACTATAGTTTGTAATATATGCATTTCCAATACCAATAGCACTCTTAATGTATGCGTTTGGTCCAACGCCAGCATCTCCAGTAGTATTATTAACATCATTTCCTTCTGTGGATGTTAAGATATAAAAATTTTGTCCAGTATAGTCTGAAATCATATGTCCAGAAAGAAAAGTTTTATCTACGTTTTGTCCTACCACAGTATTTCTTACGTGGAAATTCATAGCTCTTTCATTACTTCCATCTGTTAAATAGTAAGAGAAATCAAGATTAACGGTTGGAGGTTCAAGAACAACGTATCCAATGCGTGAAAGTTCGCCGAATTGGTTGACATCTTGACGATTAACAGTGAAGCTATAGTTTGCGCTTTGAACGCGATCAAGTTGAACGTGAGCTCCACTCAGTGTCGAAAGGATATTTTTGCTCGCGTATAATGCTTCTGATTGATAAATTACTCGATTTCTAGCCATGGTAGTTAAATAGGTTTAATTTGGGTTCGTTTTATTTACAGTTTATAAATATTAAAGAGAATTTTTTTTATTGTCTAGGGAATCTTTGTTGGTGTATTTCAAAGTCTAAAAATCCAACATATAAGTTGTCCGTTAAAGTTGTTCTAGCTTTGTCAGTTAATTTAGAAGCATTAACGCTGTTGATAAAAAATGAAGTATTAGAAGCGTAAGTTGACTTTAAAGTTGCATAAGAATAAGATCCATTTTTTAAATCTCCGTACTCTGTTTGTGGGTGACCAGAAAATGGAACGTTGCAAATGTTTTCATTGTATGAGTCTGCAAAAATAGATAAAACTCCATCTAACTGATAAGCATTTTCAGCTAAAATTACAGCTTTCATATTGATTTTAGTAGTGTCCATTCCGCCAAATGCAAATCCATCATTCTTCATAGAATCACTAGACAAGAAAATAGCGGGTACTACTTGATCATACGGCGAAATATAGCTTTCATCAGGACTAGAGATTCGAGAGTTTTGAATATACTTTCTCTCCACAATCAAATCATCCTCAGAGTCATTGGTAAAATAAATATTAAAATCTTTTACGGAGAATGATCCTGTAATTGGAGCGGATACAGCAACTCCACTAGCCAAAACTCTTCCATTTTCAAAATCAATGATCAAAGAGTTGCTTCTTGGAAAAAAAGTTCCACTGATATGAACTCCGCTAGGAACCACAGCATTAGGTATAGAAGAGTCTGTGACCCATTGTTTATAAGCACTGCCATATGGCTTGTATCTAGAATCTAAGCGATCATCAGCATAATTAAAAAACTTTCCAGTTTGATTGGAAAATGCTTCTCCCTTGCGTAACAAGAAATTGTCAAACCATAGTAAAAAAGAAGTCGTGGCTCTGTGTTGGAATTGTTCTATCATTTTAATTGAGCGAATAAGTTAGAGTATTTATTAATCAAAAGAGAAATGTATTGTTGATTTTTAAATCTTCTAGTATTAGCTTTTACACTAGTTTGTATTCCTTCGCCAGATCTACTATTTTTACTTTTTAATTTTAAATAAAATCCTAGTCCAGAGATTCCACTTTCGATTCCTTTGGCCCAACTTCTACCAGAGGCCCATGGCATGGGAGTAACCTCAAAAATCTCCTTAGCTGTTGGAAGTAGTATTGAGAATTTAACTCCAGAAGCAATTTCTCCAGAGTATATAAAGTTTGTTGCTTGTAGCTGTTCTAAAATTGGTTTGAGAGGTTCATCATCCTCTTCAAATCCAATGAATGAAAATAAATTTCCATATCCCCCAAGAGAACCGCTCGAATTTGATGCTTCTGGACCACCTGAAATTTCTTGAGAAACTGGGTGATTCAAAAACTCATTAATCATTTGATTTTTTAAAGTTTCAAATCTTTTTTGAAGAGCTTGCTCAAAAGGAACTCGTAAGAGTTTTGGAGTTTGAGCATCTATAATGCTCTGTACGTCTTTGGGAAGTTTCATAATCAAGAATCAATTGGACTCAAGTAAAACTCATAATATAAATTATCAAACAAACAAATTGGAGTCCATTCGCTTTTAATAGCAAATATTTTACCATCGAATTCTACTCGACGAGCTTCTCTTATAAATTCAGCACCTGCAAAATCTACAATAATTTTAACAGAGCCTTGTGGCAGTATAATTTTACTAGCTGGAGAATTTGGATCTGATAAAATTTCTTCTTTTAAATTTGTATAATAAACTCTTGCTTGAATGGTTTGGCTAACTTCTTGATTTACAATGCTAGTAGTTTTGCCAGCATTACCGTAAATACCGTTAAATTTAGCGTTAGATGTTGACACTGATTTTTGAGCATTTTTATAAACAACAATTGCTCTTGAAAAAGTATCATGAAGATTAACATAAATACTATTGATTGCTATTTGTTTTGATGCGTTAAGTAAACTAGCCATATTGAAATTTACACTTTAAAAAGTATTATATATAAAGGTATAAGGATGAATGCTAAAAATTCTTTAGAAGAGAGGTGCAAAAGGTCAATGTCTAGCTTGTTTAAGGATATGCTAGTCATCATTGAGGATTTGAAGTTTGAACACGACTTGCAATTTAGAAAAATCTTAGATGTTTTGCCATCTGAGCATCATAATGTAATTTATGCCGCGAATTATTTAACAGATGACAAGTCAGTTCGATTGAGAAAACGAATTTTAGACATTGGAAATGAAGCTATCAGAGATTTTTCTGATGAATTTGAAAAATATACTGTAACTTTTGTATTTAAAAATTAAAATAAATTAAGGCATATGGAATTTAAAGAACTATACAATTTTACAGTAGATAAAGAAGTGGAAAAAATCATCGAGTCTTCTAAGAAAGATAAGAAAAGCGGCGAGGAAACTATCACTAAAAAAACAGTCAAGGAAAAGGTTCCAGTAATTATTAAACTTAAGCGTCCTTCTCGCAGAGAATTGGAAGAAGCTGAGTTGGAGTTTAGCGTTGAAATGAGTCGATGTGTTAAGAAGGGCATCTTGACAAAAGCTATGTTAGCCAAAAAGTATAGCGATACTGGCGGCTTGATGAGCGAAGATGACGCTCAGTCTTTGGTGGATTCTTATAAAAAGATTTTTGATTTGCAAAATGAATTCTCTCGCCTAGAAATTGTTCAAAATAAAACTGACAAGCAAAAAGAAAGAGTGGAAGAAGTCTCAACTGAGCTTGTTAAAGTTCGTCGCCAAATTGTAGAGTTTGAAAGCAACTATCAATCTTTGTTTGATCATACAGCAGATGTTAGAGCGCAGAACCGACTCATTCTCTGGTATGTAATCATGTTGACTCATATTCAAGAAGAGGGCGATGAGAATCCAAAGCCATTTTTTGGCAAGGGATCTTTTGAAGACAAGATGGAAGAATACTACAAGCGAGAAGAGGGTGAAGATCCTTTGTACTTCTTGATTACTAAAAAGGCTGCAACAGTTTTAGCTTTCTGGTTCTTCAACCAAGCTTCTGACAAAGACTCTTTTGATGGATTGATGAAACGACTCGAAAGTAATGAATTGTGAGTGAAGAAGAGTATATTTCTATAGTTGGAGAAATATTTGATGGCTACACAGAATTTGAGTACGCTGGCGAACCAGCGTACTTGAAGCATTTCTCAATTAGAGATCAGCGATACATTCATCGCTACTATGAGAAGTATAAAAGTATTGCTTTAAAAAAAGGAATACCAAGTGAAAAAGAAATTTTAGCTAGACTAAAAAATGACAACTTGTGGGATGATTCTGATGAATTAAAAATTGCTAGTTTAGAGGCTGAAATTGCTAGATTAAAAGACTCGCAAAAAGCAGCTTACTTGCCATCTCAAAAAACTAAATTTAATAAAACCATTATTGAAAAAAATAACGACTTAAATAAATTACTATCCTCTAAAAGAGACATTGTTGGAAACACAGCGGAATCTTACGCTTCTAATAGAACAAATGAAGAGTTTATCAGATACATTTTATTCAAAGATGAAACGTTAAAGGAACATTTGTTTTCGCAAGAAGAGTTTGATGAATTGGAAGATTATAATATAAATTATTTAGTTAAAACTTATTCAAACTCTAACGCTAGACTAAATGAAGACAATATTCAAAATTGTGTGTTGAGAGATTTCTTTAACATGTATCTATCTCAAACAGAGAATGTATCAGCATTTTATGGCAAGCCAATTATTCAATTGTCAATCTTTCAATTAAAACTAGCTTTGTATGCTAGAGTCTTTTTTAATATATTCCAATACAACGAAGATCTTCCAGATAATATTAAAAAAGATCCATCTGCAATTTTAAGATTTTCCGAAAGCAAAAAGACTGGCAAGCAAGGATCTCAAAGACAGTCGAGGGATTCTGAATCAACAGTGGTTTTTGGAGCTACAAAAGAAGATTTGAAGCAAATAGATCCTAATGCTCGCACCATTTCTTTAGAGGATGCTGTGAGGCAAAATGGCGGAAGTCTTAATATGGAACAAATGATGAAATTGATGGATGGTTAGGATTTTTTAGTGTAAAGCTCTTAAAGGAGCAAGGATAATGGCATTACAACTTCCAGTAGTACAAACAGGTTTAGAAGCGAGCATTCAAGCAGCAATGAAAAATGCTGGTAAGAGTGCTGTGATTAATTTGGGAACTAGTGCCAAGCAAATCTCCTCTCTGTCTCAACCACTTGGTAGAATCACTGGTCAAGCAGATCAGTTTACAAAATCAATGGAAGCTGCAAACGCTCGCGTTTTTGCATTCGGAGCATCTGTTGGAATCATCAATAGCGTTTCTCAAGCGTTTACTGGACTTGTTAAAAGCACTATTGAAGTTGAGAGCGCTTTAGCTAAAATTTATTCCGTTTTAGACAAAGCGGGATCCAGCTCTAAAGATTTTGAAAACGGATTGTTTCAAGCTGCTAAAAATACTGGGCAATCATTTCAAGCTGCTGCTGATGCTGCTTTAGAATTATCCCGCCAAGGTTTAAACTCTCAAGAAGTTTTAAAAAGGTTAAACGACTCTCTTATTTTAACCAGATTGTCTGGATTAGACTCTGCTGCTGCGGTAGAAGGCTTGAGCGCAGCATACAACTCTTTTGCCGACACTGGCATCACAACTACTGAAATTCTTAATAAATTAGTTGCCGTTTCTCAAAAATACGCTGTTTCTGAAAAAGATCTTGTTGAGGGTATTAAAAGAGCTGGATCTACAGCGCAACAAGCTGGAGTTTCTTTTGATGAACTTGCAGGTTTGATTACTGCTGTGCAAGAAAGAACTGCCAGAGGTGGTGCGGTTATTGGCAACTCGTTTAAAACTATTTTTGCTAGACTTCAAGACAAAGGAACTCTTGAATATTTAAGCAATTTAGGAATTGGGGTTACAGACTTGGAGGGAAAAGTTCTTCCAGCCACTGCAATCATGGAGGGTTTAGCCTCAAAGTTTAACGATTTTTCAAGAATTGGACAAGCTGACATTGCTGAAAAGCTGGGTGGCATTTATCAATTGGGAAATTTACTCGCAGCTCTCCAAGATTTATCAAGTGAGCAGTCTAAATATGCTGGAGCTGTTAAAGTGGCCCAGGGAGCAGCAGATCAAGCTTATCAAAAAAATATAGCTTTAAATACCACATTAGAGAGCATCTTAAATAGAACATCAGTTAGTGCGCAACAACTTGGGGCTACATTGGGCGAATTGGGCGTGACTGATAACTTAAAAAGTATTTTAGATTTTTTCAACAAGCTCTTAGACGGAATTCAAAGTATTCTGCAAGAAGATAGCGGAATTGGTAAATTTTTCAGAGGATTAGTTGCTGGTATTGGCAATTTAGTTTCGGGGCCAGGATTGGCATTGTTTGGAGCTATTATTCTCAAGCTTTCCAAAGATCTTGTTCAGTTTGGATTTGCTAGTTTAAAAAGTTTTTTTGGCATTGGTCAAGCTGCTAGAGACATTGCTAATGTTGAAAAATCAGTTGCTCAAGCATTATCCACGAATGTTTCTTTACAGCAAAGACTATTAGCTCTTGAAGGAGATCGAGCAGCTCAATTAAGAGTTATTAGCGCTGAGATTATTAGTCAAGAAGCTATGCTCAGAAGAATTGCTAGCACATCTGCTGCAATTGCTCCTGGTTTATATGGAGGTGGCGTTAGATCAACAGGGCAAGGCTTGCGTGTACCAAAAGCTGCTGATGGATATATGCCAGCAGTTTCTCAAGAAGCTGCCAGTATTAATCGTGGAGTGGGTGGAGCTAAACCTTCTGACAAACCAGTAGTCATTCCAAACTTCAACTTTGGCGGCGGAAAGCGTGGAACCATGGTGGCAAACTCTGGTGAGCACATTGTTCCAAACTTTAATGGAAGTGGCGGAAGCGCCATTTTCAATAGAGACATGGTGAGAAAAATGGGAATGCCTGTTGGAGCGCAAAAAATTAATTCTGCTGGAGGTTTTGTTCCAAATTATGCTGCGAAAGATTTAGAACCTCTGTTTCAGCAGTGGAAAGCAACGAGAGATGATATTAAATTAGAAAATTATCGTTCATTAAATAATTTAAAAACTACTAATCCAAAAAAATATACAGAAATATCAACTGAATTTCAAAAATCTGATATTTATAAACAGGGGGCAGTAAACTCTGCTCTATCAGCTGATGCAGCTGAAAAATCTCGTAACAGATCGACTACGCCAACAGGAGATAAAGTTAAATATGCTATGATGTATCCAGATACATCAAGGGATTCATCAGCTGGAATTGTAGCAAGATATATTGGAAAAACCCAAGACGAAGTAAAATTTATTCCAGTAAAAACAAGTCCATCTTCTTTATTATATGAACAAATTGAAAAAGGACTAATAGATGCAGGACTGCAATATGCTAAAGGATTACAATTAAATCCAGATATCGTTAATGAGCAGAAATTCGCAAAAGGAATTAGCGATAATTTAAATCAAGGATCTGTTCAAGGTGCTTTGGGGACTGTTTTTGAAAGCGTCTTTCAATCATCGATAGGAAATGTAAGTCCAAATAATATTACTTGGGATTTACCAACTAAAGGATTAGTTCAACAATTTGCTGGAGTAATGAAAAAAAGTGGAATTTTAAATCAGCCCATAGATGGTTATTTAAGGGGAGTTCAAGTTGCTGATTTTAAAAATTCCCTCAATGAATCAAACATTGCTAGTATTGCTGAAAAAATTGCTGCTGCCCCCGCCAAAGCTGCTAGAGGATTCATTCCAAACTTTGCAGACCCACCAATGCCTCCTGTATCCATGGTTCCCATGGTTAAAAATGCAGAGTACGAAAGAAGACAGAGAGAAAGATCTGCAAAAGCTCAAAAATATAGAAGCGCCTCTGGAACCATTGGTAATTTATTCAAGGTTCTTCCAGAGAAATTTTTTGCAGACTTAGTTTTGGGAGATGCTGGTCATGGATTAGAGACTGAAGGCATCTTTAAAACTATTAAAGATAGCGCAATGTATTCAGCATCTTTTGCTGGCCCAAATGCAGTAAAGTTTGTCCAAGGAGCTGAAAGTTATGGTTTAAAAGTTAGCAAAACTCTTCAGGATAAATTAACTAAACTTCTTGTTAAAGCTACTACTAAATCTGGAGCTAAAGGATTTTTACCAAACTTTGCTGATCCAGTTCAAGCTGCTATTGGAAGAGAAATGAGTGCTGGCGTTCCAGCTTCTCAAATTTATATTGATCAGAATTCATCATTAAAGGGCGCTATGAATCCTAATGGACTCATGGTTGCTAATCGTATTGATGAGCCAATGGGAGGCTCTCAGGGCATCGCTAGAGCGCGTAAAGAGGGAGCTAATCCAATGACTTATGGCGCTGCTAATGGATTCGTGCCGAACTACGCTACTAGTGGATCATTTCAAACGCCAGGTAACTCAACCTTTAATACTCAATCGCCAACAAATCAATCAGCAGCAGTGAGTGCAGCTGCAAGCGCAATTGCTGCTGCGGTTACAGCTGCTATTAAATTGCCACTGCCAACGCCAGCTAAACCAAATGCATCTATAAAGCAAGCTCCAGTTGAAGATCCTAAAGCTAGTAGTGAAAAAATGCTTGGAACTATTTTTGCAGTTCAAGGAGCGCTATCCGTTCTTCAGGGAGTAGTTGGAGAGGCTACTGGAGATGTTGCTAAATTTGCACAAGGATTGACATCTGTTGCAAGCAACATGACAACAGTGGCATTTGCCGCTCAAGGATTATCTGCAATGGGTGGCAATATTGGAAAATTTGCTGGAGCTTTAGGTCCAGCTGCAATAGTCGCAACTGGATTATTTACAGCTTTTAAAGAAGGCTCAAAAATAGCTGATGAATATAATGGAGTTGCTAGTTCAGCAGCATTAGCTTTAGATAAAGTTTCTAAAGCTGCTGAGAGTGCTGCGGTTAAGTTGACAGACTATTCACCAGCACAGCAAGCTGAAATTAAAAAAGAAGCTGAAAAAACATTTAATAAAGCTATAAGTACGCAAAAATCAGTCACTAGTATTGGAGCGGATTACAAGGCTCAAACAAATACATTTGACGTAAAAGCTAGTACTGAAGGGTGGACAGATGCTTTAGATAAAAGCATGATTGAACAGATATCGTTTGCTAAAGCTGCTGGAATTGCAAATAGTAATATTGAAAATATATTTAAAAATGCTAAAAGTGATGGCGAAATTACCAAGGAAGAAGCTACCGCAGCGAGTAATGCTATTAGTGACTTAATATATGCTACTAAAGATGCTGCTACTAATGCTTTTGGAGATTTAAATGCAACTGGCACTGGAGCTGGAGATTTTACTGGTGGAAAACCAAGTGATTTTGCTAATAATCTTGCTAAGGCTAATACAACTGAAGATCCATTTAAAGTTTATAGAGAAAAAATGGCAGTTTCTGGAGTAACAGATACTGAAGCTCAAAATCAATTGCTTACGAAAGAAAGAACTCTTTTAATTTCTAAAGAAGAAGCGAAAGTTGAACAGCAAAAAGTGTCTATTCAACAAATTAGCAGCGATTTATTTAAATTAAATCTTAATACAGCATTAAAAATATCCGCATTAAATCGCGAAGAAGCAGATTTAACATTGGGATCTAATAAACAAAAATTACAGGCCGCGCAAATTTTAGGAAATTCATCTCAACAACAAATTAGAAATTTAGAGAGATCAGTAGCTCTAGAAGATCAATTCGCAGGGACTGTTGAGGAAAGACGATCTATCATATTTGAACTTGCAAACAAAAGCGCTGAGATAGGAGTAGTTGATGGTGATCGATTAAAGATTCAAAAAGCATTTGCTGGTCTATCAGCAGAAGATTTAGCTACTAAAGGTTCTACATTAAAGAAAGTTATAGAAATTTTAAAAAAGCAAGATTTAACTGAACAAGCATTAGCTAAAGCTCAAGAGCTTATTGAAGCTCAATTAGATAGTACAGATAGTCTTTCTATTAAAAAAAGAGATAATCTTAAACTAGATTTAGATTCAAAAGATGCCCTCTCAGGACAAAAGGAAGCAATTGATAGAATAATAGAATCAACTAATAATTTGTTAACCATGCAAAATTTTGAGATTGATTTGACTGCTACAATAAAAACAAATGAAATTGAAAAAGAAATAAGAAGATTAGAACTTAATCAGCCACAGAATGCGCCAGCTGCTAGAGCTCAACAATCTGAAATTGCAAAAAAGAGATATGAATTAATGCAAGTTCAAGCTCCAGCTGATAGATTAAAAAAATTAAATGAGGCAAAACAATCTTTAAGTAGTGAAGCTGGTTCATTATTAGGTCTAAAACCAACTGAATTGCAAAATTTGCAAAATATAATTAGAAATTCAAATAATCAAAGTGAACTTAAAAAAAATGCAGAGACTCCATGGTTAATGGGATCTAATAAACAGAATTTAACTAAATATAAAGATATACTTGCAAAAACAATAGCAGGACTCGATCAAGCTGATGCCGCAGCTGCTGGGAGTCTTGCGGCTGCTACTGATGAGCTTAAAAAATCTCAATTAGCGCCAACTATTAAAAAATTCTCAGACTATGTTATTGATTTAAATGATGGAATAGATGCTGCAATAGAACAAGGGAAATTTGAATTTTTATCTGCGACCACTGGAAGTGGATTATTAGATGCAGCATCTAAGAAAAAACGTGATCTAGAAATAAAATCTGCTGGCACTAGCTCATCAGGAATCTCTAAAGCTTATGCTAATGAAGCTGCGAGAGCAGATGAGAGAAGGGTAGCGTTAGCTGGCTCTGCGTCAGAAAGAGTTAAGCTTGAATATGATGTAGGAGTAAATGAGGCAATTCTAGCAATTAAACAAGAGAACGTTGACGCTCTGGAATTAACAGCTGATCAGGAGGCTAGAATTCTTGAACTTGAGAAGAAACGTTTAGAGATTAACAAATCATTGGGTCAAAGATTCAAAGAAGCTTTTGCCACTTCTGAAGCTGATCAAATTGACAGATTAAACACTGCACTAGTTGATGGCGCAACTAAATTCCGCGACACAATGATTGATGGAGTGATTCAAGCTGTAGAGTCTGGTAAGAGCTTAAAAGAAATTTTAGTCTCTGCTGCAATGGACTTCACAAGAGAAATGACTAGAGCCGCCTTGAGAAACGTTGCTGATAGCGTTATCGGAGGGGCAACCTCTTTATTCTCAGCACCAGGAGGTCAAAAAATGGCATCAGGAGGCTCTGTTTCTGGCGGAAGCGGCAGCAAAGATGACGTTCCAGCAATGCTCATGGGTGGAGAGTATGTTATTAATAAAAAATCAGTTAATAAATATGGACCAGCATTTTTAGATGCTATTAACTCTGGCAATTTAGAAGGATATGCTAAAGGTGGAAAAGTAAAAGATTATTTTGTGCCAGGATCGTATAAGCGTAAAAGCTTGTCTGGTAAAAATGATTGGTTAGGATTTGCCACTCAAGCTTATACTAGTGGATCTAAAGATAAAATTCGTTCTGGAAATGGATTTCAATCTATAGCTTTAGAGCCAGAAAGCGTTCGCTTGACTAACTTTGGTCGTAGAAGACAAACTCCTTTGAATGATTATACCAAAGAGGTTAAATCTCAAGCATTTGGCATTATGGCTCAAGAAGAGACTGCTGCGAGAGAAAAGAAAATGCAAGAAGAGGCTGAGAAAAAATCCATGAAAAAACAAATCATGAATTCTATTTTAATGCTCATTGGATCAACGGTAGTAGGATTTGGGGCTAGTAAACTAAACTCTTCGGTTGCGGCGAAAAAAGCTACTAGCGGAAGTTTTGGAAGTAATTTGTTGTCTGGATTGAGTGGAATTTTTACTAAAAAACCCACAGCAGAAACTCCAACATCAATGATGAATTATAGGGAGAATAGTTATGAGCCTGGTCCTAATGCTGGTTTATTTCCACCTGGTATAATAGATTTAACCAAACCAGATGCTCAAGATCCAATGATTCCATTTTCTGACGCTTGGAGACAGGCATCAAGAGCAGCTACTGGTGGACTTATTTCTGAAAGACCTGGCATAGATACTATTCCAACAATGTTATCTGGTGGAGAGTTTGTTATGAATCGCGCTGCTGCTCAAAACATTGGCGCTGGACCTCTTCAAGCAATGAATGCTGGATCTTCTTCCATGATAACAGAAGAAAAATCTGTAGAATTAAATGATAAGCTCATTAAAAAATTAGACGAATTAGTTGGAGCATCTTCCGAATCAAAAGGGAATGTTAGCATTAGCATAAATTCAACAGATAACAAAACAACAAGTTCATCACAATCAAGCGCTGGATCAACGCAAGATCGTCAAAAATTCGCTCAAAACATTAAAGATGTTGTTTTAAAAGTTATTCAAGATGAAAAACGCCTTGGAGGTCAATTAAGAAGAGGAATGTAATATGTTTAATTCTACCAGCAACTACGAAAATCAATTATACATTCTTAATCAAGAAATATTAGGAGTTGAGAGTATTGATGTATCATATAGCAATTCAGCAGTTGTTTCAAAAATGCTGGGAAGAAGCTCTTCGTTCACAGCAATTGGAGGTGCAGCTTCTCAACAACTTTCAGTTTCTAGAAATTTAATTTATGATGATCCAATTTATTCTTACGTGGATGGAAGATCATTAAGTGCCGACTTGGTTTATAATAACAAATCCTGCGGATTTTCAAATGGATATTTAACTGATTACATAGTTAATTGCGCAGTAGGATCGATACCAAAAGTTTCTACTAATTTTGTTATATTTGATGAGCTTGTTACTAGAGATCGTCCATCACCAATAGGCAGTACTGATATTTATATTCCCAATCAGGGAAGCATCTCTTTGATTTGCGATTACTCTTCAACAAACAGAGTTGTAGGATTTGATTATTCAATAAAAATTGGCAAAAAGCCAATCTACATATTAGGAGCTAAAAATCCTTATGAAGTGGTCACAATTTTGCCGCCACAATATACAGCTTCTGTGCAGATTGATGTTGATGATGCTTTTCTTCAAAATTCTTTTGAATTTTTAACCATTCGTCAATATAAAACAGTCGAGTTTTCCATCAAAGATAAAACATTAACTAATACTATTCAAACTTTAAGTATACCAAATGCATCTTTAGTTTCTGAAAGTCTTTCTAGTAGTGCTGATGGAGGTGTAAAATTAACGCTTAACTACATTGGCCACTTATGAATGCTTTCTATAATAGAGATTTAAACATTAGTGGAGTAACGCCAATAACTAGTTTAAATTATTCTCCATCATATGGATCTAGGGTGGCTTTCAGTAGTCTTTCTAATAATTATGAAACTCAAAATGGATATTATAATTCTATACCATTATCAATAAACAGTTTAAATGCTGAGTATCAATTAAGATTTGACGTAAATGAAACTGACGCTCAAAAAATTGTTTATTTTATAGAAGACTCTAGCGGTATAAATCTTTTTACTTTTACAGATCCATCTCAAATTTATAAAACAATAAGTGGAGTTTCAGACTCTTATTCTATTAATCATGTTAATAAAAATCATTATGAGGTTGCAGTTTCATTTTCTGTAAATGAAGCGCCAAATCTTTTTAACTGGTCAGGAATGAATTTTGTAAATAATACTTTTGCTAACTGGATCTCTGGGAACTCTTATGAAAAATATGATATAATATATAGCGGAGTTAGTAAAAATAAACTTAATAATTATTACTACTGTTCTGGAGATCATGCCGCATCATCTGAAAGCTTAGATGGTCCCACTGGAACTGATAGTAAGTGGTCTCAATATTTCTTTTTTGAACCAGATGTTGGGCTTCAGAATGATGTATCTTTAAAAGTAGATAAAATAGAATTTAAAAATTCTTTTATTCAAAGAATTAAAAATAGAAAAAATATTGCTCAAACCGAATTTTCTTATAAATTTTCCAGCGCATCAACTAAAAAAACAAAAGCTATTCTTCACTTCTTAGAGAATAAGGGTGGCTATCGCAGATTCTATAGTGAACCTCCATCAGTTTACAATCAAACAAAAGTTTTTTACTCTCCATCTTGGAATCACTCATGGAAATTTACTGATTCTCACGATGTTGATGTTTCTTTAATTGAAGATCCGCTAGGAATAGTACCAACAGGCTCATGAACAGAACAATTTTAAAAAGCAATTCAGCATTTGTAGCTATTGGTCAGTCTCCATCGTGGACTACTGGCAATGATTCTGCGCGATTATTTTCGTTGGTTCAAAACTGTAATTTTTCAGTTAGCAATGAGAGACAAAAATTAAAACAAATTGGAAACAAAAGCTACGCAGTTAATGATCTAGTAAGAGCGCCAAATGTAGAATTGTCTTTTGATTATTATTTATCTCCTTATATTACTAATGAATTAGCCATGAACTTTCAGCAAAAAACTGTTGATAACATGGGAGCGTTTATTAATATGAAAAACACAGATAATAATTTTTATATTGTTATCGATCCAGAAGATCTTAGAGATGCATTCGATCAGCCTAAAAATCCAATTATTACAAACACTAGCTATAGCGGATTTAATGTTTTATCTTTTGGAAATTGCTATTTAAATAAATATAGTGTTAATTTTAGTTTAAATGAAATTCCTACAGTTTCAGTTGGATTTGAAGCTTCTAATATGAAATTTGATGTTTTGACTGGAAACTCAATCACTATTCCAGCCATTAATAGCATGGTTGGAAATTCGGTTAATGCTGGTTCGTTGAATTTGTCTGGATTTTATTCTTCATTAACTGGAAGCTTTATTACTGGAGCGTCTAATGGCAAAACAGAATATAATCCTCCAGTAGTTGTTCCATCTTATTGCACATTCTCTTTGCAAAATTTACAAGTGGGAGGAGTGTCTTTATCAACACAATCAAAGCCTATATTGCAAAGTTTGTCTTTAAATTTTGACTTACCAAGAACCCCGCTTTATGGACTGGGAAGTAATTATGTTTACAATAGAAAACTAGAATATCCCATCAATGGATCAGTAAGTTTATCCGCTCAAGTATCTGGATTTTCTAGCGGATTTTTAAGCGGAATGCTGTATAACGAAAGCGGTTATAATTTTGACATATCATTTTCAGAGCCAACAAAATTTGCCACTGGATTTTATAGCATAACTAATGCTAGACTTGATAATTTTAATTATTCAATGGCAGTTAATGATGTTTTAAATTTTACAGCAGAATTTTCAGTAGAAACTAATGACTCTGCGGGATTTTTGATTGATAGAAAAACTGTAAAAACTCCATTGCTTTGGAGTGCAATATCTAATTTATGGAGCGGAATTAATGTTAATTGGCAATCTTTAGAATAAACGTGTAGAAATTAGTATGAACTTAGGACCAACACAAGTAAGCTTAACATATCCATTTGTTTTAAATCAAAGTGGAGCTAATTTAATTACTCTTGGGAATAATGGGGCAGTTGATTGGGAGGTTGGGGGAGTTGTCGCCAAAAGTGGAAATCAAGTTATTAGCGGAATTAAAAGATTTCATAGTGCGCTTGAATTAAATGTTCAAGCAAATGGAATTTATCACGCAGTTCGTGGAGATAGGCAGTTATTTGCTGGAAGTGGGTTAGTAGGAGGAGGGTTTTTATATGATGATCTTACATTTAATGTTGCAACTGGATATGGAATTATAACTTCAGCAAATGCGGTTGCAGTTAATACATCTACCGTTGTAGTTGTAACTGGAGCTCAAAATATATCTGGAGTTAAAACATTTCAAAGCCAAATTAAAAACTCCGCAAATGACAATTTGCAAAATAATGCATCATCATATATATCAGCTGGAGCATTTAATACAACAAATGGAAGTCAGTCGTTTATTGGTGGCGGATATTCTAATATTATATATTCTGACTTTGCGGCAATTGGTAATGGAGAATATAACAAAGCAAGCGGTACACATTCGTTTATTGGCGCAGGATTTAATAACTTTAATATAAAAAATTATGGTTTCATTGGTGGGGGATATCTTAATTTAAATAGTGGATTATACGCTAGTATAGTTGGAGGAGTTAGTGGAATTACTAGCGGAGATTACTCATTTATTGGAGGTGGACAGTCTAATAAAATTAGAAATAATCACTCATCAATTATTGGCGGATTAAATAATTTAATTTTAGCTCCATACTCAAATATCAATGGAGGGCAAAATCATATAGTCAGTGGAAATTATTCAGCAATTGGTGGTGGATTAAATAATAAAATTTATAATTCATACTCTAACATTGATGGAGGATGGGATAATGTAATTAGTGGAGTTGGGGCTACCTACTCAGCCATAGAGGGTGGATACGCTAATTCAATTTCTACTGCATACTCAAATATCAATGGAGGAGCAGGAAATACAATCAGTGAAAGTAGCGATTATTCAGTTGTTGGTGGCGGACAAGATAATCACGTTAAAGGTGGACCAAGTAATGTTATAGCTGGTGGAGCATCTAATAGTTCCAGTGGAGATTATTTATTTATTGGAGGAGGAAATGCAAATGAACTTTATACAAATTATTCATGCATTGGTGGTGGTCAAGACAATATAGTTAGTGGGGAGCATTCATCAATTTTAGGTGGAATAGGCAACATAATTAAATCTTCAACTTGTAATATTAATGGAGGAGAAGATAATCAAGTTAGTGGTCAATATTCATCAATTAATGGTGGAACGGCAAACCGTGTAAACGGGACTCTTTCAATTGTTTGTGGAGGAGGAGGTAATGAATGCAATGCAAGCAGTTCATTTCTTGGGGGTGGAGATGCTAATACAATTGCAGCTGGAAATTATTCAGCAATTGGTGGAGGGCAGAGTAATACCTCCAATGGAACTCATGACGTAATAGTTGGAGGCCACACAAACACTTGTTATGGAAATCTTTCATTAGTTGTAGGTGGATTTTTTAATAATTTAAGTGCAGATGGTTCCTGTATTGTCGGTGGGTTTGAGAATACCCAAAATTCAAACTATTCATTTATTGGTGGTGGGGAGACTAATACTATTATAAGTGGAAATCATAGTGTTATAGTAGGAGGAAATGTTAATACTTCTATTGGAATTAACTGTTCAATATTAGGCGGATACACTAATATTGCTAGTGGAAATTATATTGCTGTAGGGGGAGGGGTTGGAAACGAAGCTTTATCTTCCTATTCAACAATAGCAGGAGGAGCGAATAATAAAATTAGAAATATTTACTCTTCTATTGGAGGTGGATTTTTAAATAATATTTCTGGAGGATTTTCAACAATCGGAGGTGGTGATACTAATTTAATAAGTGGAAATTATTCATGTATTTTAGGTGGTGGAAATCATTATAATAGTGGTGAGTATGCGAGTATTTTAGGCGGAAGAAGCGCTCAAATTCCAGCATCTCACGCTGGATCTACAGTAATAGCTGATGGTCAAAGTAGAGTTCATTTATCAAGAGCTACACAAGCTTGCACGTTAGATTTCGCTAGTGGAACTTATTTTAGCCTTCCGCGTTTTGCTGGAGCGTCTAATCAAACTGGAAAATTTGGAGAAATGGCAGTTAGTGGATCTGGTCTTTACATCTGCACAGGAACTGCTGGAAGTGGGTGGGGTCGAGTTTTCTTATCCTCTTTTTAATATTTAACCTCAATTCCTTTACTCTCAAATGTTTTCATTTGTTCAAAGTGTTTAGCTCCTTTTCTCTTTTTTGAATACTCTTTAAAGTACTTTTCTTTAACAGGATCAACTCCTCCTGCTTGATCTGCGCGGCGTTGGCTCATCTCTGAGCTATAGTCGAGCATATCTCCATAGGAACCCTTCTTAGATCCTGTACGGTCCACAAATTGATTAGAGTTAAATGGATCGATCTGCGTATCAATAGATGCATTAGGAATAGTAAAAACGCGCTGCCAAGGCTCATTGAGTTCACCGTCTTCTCCAAAGTATTCGTGAGGGTCATTCATTCCTTGGAGAATTTCGCGATATTCATTTGTTGATTCATTGAGGTAAATGTAAAGGGGCATACTATATAATAAAAAAACAGGTAGTTTTCACTACCTGTTTTATTATTTGTTTATTTATTAACCGACTTACGAGATTGGAACTTTAAACTTGTCAGAAGCTTGAAGTTTTTGCTTAGGCATTGTAATTTTCAAGACTCCGTTTTTAAGAGAGGATGAAATCTTTTCAACGTCAACCAGTTTAGAAAGCTTGATTTGATATCCATAAGGATAATCAACATTTGAGCTTTTTGCTTCAAGAAGACTGCTAGATGCGGTGATATTAACCTCTGTTTTTTCAGAGCCAGGCATAATCATCAATGCTTCATAATGATTTTCAAGAGTCTTAATTTTAACTGCTCCATTAAAGCAACAATTGCTTTCTGGATATAGAAGGCTATTAAAATATTGTTCAGTTTTTGATTCAATCATATTGTTATAATAATATATTTTTAATTAAAAGTCAAGAAAAAACTTTGTCTAAAATGATTTCAGCAGTGTTTTTATACGAGAATTTTTTGCTCATTTCAATTCCAGAAACATTGGAGACTTTGTACTTTTTAACAGCAGAGTCCATAGCGGCAACTACAGCTTCTTCGCTCCAAGAGTAAAATTCGCCTTGATTAAATTCGTGTCCTTTCAAGAAGAAAACTCCGTCGTGCGCTGGAATTTTTCCATCTGATTCAACCAAGATGGAATTCTCAGATGTTGCCCAGTCTTTATGAGAGGTTTCATTCAAAACAATTGACCATTTGCCCAAGCAAGTAGCATTGAATGATGGTAAATTCCAACCCTCGCCGCCACTCAAGCCAGTCAAATCAATATCAATAGCATTTAAAAATTCATTGACTTCTTGATTTGTTTGTAAGTAGGGAAGAAAATTAATATTAGTATATCTCTTTCCATCTAACAAATTGCTAATGATGGCTTGCATTTGCTCTGGCTTAAAGAATGGATTAGTAACGCAGCAAGAAAGCTGGTAATCGTTATTATTGCCATACTTATTAAGCCAAGTTTTAATGATTTTTTGAGTGTGTTTTCGATGCTCAAATTTGCCCATCAAACCGAAATGCACTACATCTAAATACTTTTTATTTGTGATGTGAAGATCAGGATCGAAACCCATAGGCACAAAACTAGTATTTTCACATCCAAGATCAATGAATTTATTTTGAGCATAAGTTGAGCTAAAAAAGATTTTGTCCTGAGCTTGCGCAATGGCCACTTCTGTTTTTGTGGGTTCACTACACTCGTAGAATGTTAAAAGATTTTGATTAGGATTTTTGCGATCATCAGAGCTATTCAAATGCCACAACTTAAATGCTGGAACATCTTTTTTTAAAGCATCAAATCTTTGATTGATAGACTTTTGAAGAAAATCTTTAAATTCGTTAGATAAATTGAAAACTGACAAATCAATATTCCCAAAAGGAAACAAGCCGATTTCAATATTTTTATTAAAAAATTCTTTAAGAATGTTGACACTAACGTTTCCAAAACTTAAATTATTAAGGGCTGCTTGTACTAGGAGTTTCATTAGAATGGAATGTCTTCAGAGTCGATCTCTTCAACTTGTTGTTTGGGTTTAGAAAATGTCTTTTTTCCATCAGATTTTGAATCTGAGAAGCTTTCATCTTCAGATCCAGCTTCCTGCTTTGGAGCGGAATTCAAAAACTTAACTTTATCTGCGCGAATATATGGCTTAGTTTGAGTAGAGCCATCTTTTCCAGTCCAAGATGACATGTTAAGTTCGCCTTCAATCATAATTTCTTTTCCTTTCTTCACGAATTTAACGCAAATTTCAGCGAGCTTGTCCCAGCACTCGCAATCAATAAAACATTTATTTTTTGCTTGAGAGTCAGAAATGCAAACTCTCAACGTGCAAACTTGCTTGCCAGTAGAGGTTGTTCGCGATTCTGGATCTTTTACTACGTGTCCAATTCCGATGATTTTGTTATACATAATTTAGTTCTTTTTTGGCTTTAATAATGAATTTATTGTGAATATCTATGCAGCCTTGAATGCTCATTCCAAGTTCTTTAGCAATTAATTTCCAAGGAACGACTTTATTATACATCGAGTCGTATCTCATGTCAATCATTTTTCTTACTCTAGCATCAGGATATTTTTTTGCATAATCAAGAATGCTTTGAATAAGTTCTTGTTTGTGAATAGACTTTGTAAAGTCTTCGCAAAAAGGTTCGACGATGATTTTATCAAGAGGCTCTTCCATCATCTTTTTATTTTTATTATAAAGATTCAAGCATTTCCATCTTGTTTCGTTAGCTAAGTGAGTTGAGAATTTTGTATTTCTATCTGGCTCATATTTTAAAGCAGCACAATAGATTGTAAAATCTTTTTCCAGCAAAACATCGTGCTTATTAACAATGCCAGAGTAGTCTGGAATAACACGATTAACCATTTCTAAATAAATCCCAGAGTGGCGATTAATGAGTTCTTTTAAACTTTCATCATCGCGATTCTCTTTAATTTTATTGATGAGAGATAAATCAGAGTCCACGGTTAATCCAATCTTTAGGAACGATCCCTGTTAAAATTGTATGAGAAATAGCTTGAATCCATCTTTCATCATTCATAGTGTCCCATGTAAAAGCCGAATCAGCATTTTGCTGTAAGAAAGAATTGTTTTTCTCCTCCTCTTCATTTGCATTTGGAACTAAACTTCCATCTGGAAGAGTTCTATTAACAAATATAATTTTTCCTCCTTGTTTTTTTACCCAATTAAATTCATTCTCAAATCTAACATCGCTAATGATTACTATTTTATTAGAATGCATTCTTTTTTCAAGAGCATCAATCCAAACGTTATCATTTAATTTGCGCCTTACGTGAGTTCCCCATGTTACTAAAAGCGGTCGAATAATATCTTTTTCTTCTGTAACTTCTGTAAAAATGTCAATGCCTAAAGTTTTTTTAACAAAACTTTTACATTCATATTTCAATTCTTTAGCAAAAGATAATTTTTGAGTTTTAACTTTATACTCTTTAAAAATTTCAACGAAGCTATCAGCTAAAGTATCTTTGCCACTTCTAGCTGGTCCACAAATTCCAATAATTCTATCGTTCATACTCCTGTGCTACCAAAGCCCCCCTCTCCTCTTTGTGTTGGTTCAAAAGAATCACACTGTTCAAGCTCAACGAAATTTGATTTCTGAAAAACTAATTGTGCGATTTTATCGCCTTTTTTATAAATATACTGAGAATTAACATCGATAGCGTGTCTAGCAACGAATCGTCCAATATTATTAACATCTTCTGGAGAAGGAATGTATTTGAACCTTACTTTGATAGTTCCTCTATAGCTAGAATCAATAACTCCAACACTATTGCAGAGAGCAAGATTTTTAGTTGAAATTGAAGATCTGGGAAAAAGCAAAGTATGATACTCAGACCCTGGATCAATAATCAATCCAGAGTCATACTCAATGTAATCAATGTGAGTATAGCCTAGTGATTCAGTGTATTCACCAACAATATTTGGCTCTGAATTTGCGAAAATATCATAGCCAACATCTCCATTAGATGGAGGGCTAATCAAAGAAATGTTATTGACTTTAAGTTTATTCATTTATAAATTTGATTAAATCTGATGAGAATTCATGAAGACCAACGTCTGCCAAGATTTTGGGAGCATAAATCATGTGTAAATTTTCCAGATCTTTCACAATTGGTATAACAACAATCATAGCTCCAATTGGAAAGTTTACAACTTTTGAACCATCGACTATTTTTTGAACTGCTAGTGATGCTGCTTCTTCAGCAGATTTTGCCGATACTGATACCTCCCAGTTAGCGCTAGAGCATAAATATTCTTGTTGTGGTTCGTCCATTAACATAATTAAGCATAGAATTGTATGCTGTCAAGTAAAATTTATACATAAAGTAAAAATATATTTGCACGTAGTTGAAAAGCGTTACGTTTTCATTTTAAACTCGCTCTCGCTCGTATAATACTTCGCTTCGCTCAGTATTATATTAGTGCAGTTCCACAATTCAAGTGAAAAAGTGCAATGAATAAAGATTTTTTTCAAAAATCTTTAATTAATTTGCGAAGCAAATTAATTATTCAGAGCATCTACAAATTTAACGGCAACCTCGCTTCGCTCGGTAATACTTCGCTTCGCTCAGTATTATGTATATCAAATTTTAATCTGTCAACGGCAAAATTAAAGAAAAATTCCATTTGCTATTCTTGATTCCTAGACTATGGTGTAAGATATTAGCCATGAGTATTTTTGACGAACAAGTATCTAGAAAACCCAACCTTTATCCCTGGACAGAGCAATTTATTGATGCTATGCATAACAATGCGTGGTCTCATAAAAGGTGGAATTTTAAATCAGACGTTCAAGATTTTAAAGTTTCCTTGAGTGAGAGAGACAGGGAAATCATCATTCGCACATTGTCTGCAATTGGGCAAATTGAAGTTGCTGTTAAAACATTTTGGGCAAAATTAGGAGATAATCTTCCGCATCCAGCTATTCAAGATCTTGGTTTTGTAATGGCAAATACAGAAGTTGTTCATAATAATGCTTATGAAGCACTGCTAACAATACTTGATTTAAATGATGTATTTGAGGAGAACCTCAAGCTTGATTGGATTCAAGGAAGAGTGAAGTATTTGAAAAAGTATACTCATCGTTTCTACAAAGATTCTAAAAAGCAGTTTCTTTATAGCATCATACTATTCACTCTCTTTGTCGAAAACGCTTCGCTGTTTAGCCAGTTTTATGTTATTAACTGGTTCGGTAAAAATAACTTACTAAAAGATACTAATCAGCAGGTTAGATATACTAAAAACGAAGAGATGATTCATGGTCTTATCGGGATTCAGATCATTAATGATATTAGAAAAGAGTTCCCAGAATTATTTGATGCTGAACTTGAGGCGAGAATTCTGCACGAAGCTCAAGAAGCTCTGATTGCAGAGTCTAAAATTATTGATTGGATTGTTAATGGAGCCGAAGAAGATTTGTTATCCGCCCCAATTCTTAAAGAATTTGTGAAAAATAGAATCAATGAATCATTTGGTTTGATTGGATTCAAGAAAGCCTTCTCAATCGACGACGAACTTCTTGCTAAAACAAAATGGTTTGACGAGAGTTTATACGGAAACACAGCATCTGATTTCTTTTACAGTACTCCAGTAGAGTATTCTAAAGACAATAAGAGTTTCGATGAAAACGATTTATTCTAAAAAACTAGAGATTTATTAATAAGACATTATAACTAACATGGAAAAAAATATTTACTGGCTCAATGCAGATTCTCGCAAATTTTTAAGCAGTGGCTACTTGATGGACGGCGAAACTGCTGAGCAAAGAATATCTGATGTTGCACAAACAGCAGAAAGTCTTTTGTCTGTAAGCGGAGATTGCATTGCTAAAGTTAATGCTTACCTCAAATGCAAAAGCTTTGCTGAGAAGTTTGCTGACTATGTTGAGCGTGGATTTTATTCACTATCATCTCCTAATTGGTCTAATCTTGGCAGAAAAAGAGGTCTTCCAATTTCTTGTTTTGGAACTTACCTAGAAGATTCTATAGAGTCTATTACTGGTCACAAACTTGCTGAAATCAGCATGATGACAAAGTCTGGAGGAGGCACTAGCGCATTCTTTGGCAATGTTCGTCCTAGAGGATCTAAAATTTCATCTGGTGGAGAATCAACGGGTTCAGTTCATTTCATGGAACTCTACGATAAGATGATGACTGTTGTTTCTCAGGGAAACACTAGAAGAGGAGCTTGCGCAACATACCTTCCAATTGATCATGGTGATATTGAAGAGTTCTTAAAGATTAAATCTGAAGGAAATGACATTCAGGAACTCTCAATTGGAGTTTGTGTCTCTAATCAATGGATGCAGGATATGATTGATGGAAACAAGGAGAACAGAAGAATTTGGGGCCTTGTGATTCAAAAGAGATTTGAAAGCGGATATCCGTATATCTTTTTCTCTGACAATGCTAACGATCAAGCTCCTCAAGTTTATAAAGATAAAAATTTAAAAATCAGTCATTCAAATCTCTGTAATGAAATTATGCTCGCTGATTCTCCAACAGAATCTTTTGTTTGTAATTTATCATCTCTGAATCTTGATAAGTGGGAAGAGTGGAAAGATACTGATGCTGTTGAAACAATGGTGTTTTTCTTGGATGCTGTCATGACAGAGTTTATTAATAAAACTGAAAACATGGCATTCATGACTCATGCTCGCAACTTTGCAATCAATCAAAGAGCGCTTGGCATTGGAGTTCTTGGCTGGCATTCACTGCTTCAATCTAAAATGATTCCTTTTGAATCAATGGAAGCTAAAATTTTAAATAATCAAATTTGGAAAACGATCAGAAATCGTGCTGATGCGGCTACTGAGCAATTAGCTGAGATCTATGGCGAACCAGCGTTACTCGAAGGCTATGGTCGTCGCAATGTAACTACAATCGCTGTTGCTCCAACAGTAAGCTCCAGTTTCATTCTTGGTCAAGTGTCTCAGGGCATCGAACCTTTAAATGGAAACTACTTTGTTAAAGGACTAGCCAAGGGAGACTTTTCCTATCAAAATCCCTATTTGGAAAAATTACTAATTGAAAAAAATCAAAACTCCGCAGAAGTTTGGAAATCTATTTTAATTAGAGGTGGATCTGTTGCTCATTTAGATTTCTTGTCTGAAAATGAAAAAGCTACTTTCAAAACTTTTGGAGAAATCTCTCAAAAAGAAATCATCATTCAAGCTGCTCAGCGTCAAAAATACATCGACCAAGGACAGAGTTTGAACATCATGATTCCTCCTTCGGCATCCGCTAAAGAAGTTAATCAACTTATGATTTTTGCATGGGAGCAAGGAATCAAAGGTTTGTATTATCAAAAGAGCGCTAACCCAGCACAAGAATTAGCCAGATCCATTCTCAACTGCGAATCATGCCAAGCATAATTCCAGTTAAATTATTTAAAAAAAAGTGTATTAATATTTATGGAAATAGATTTTTCAGATAGAATTAAACAACTCTTTGACACTTCAGAATCAGCAAAAAGATCTGGACCAAAAAGCGCAGCGCAAACTCCATCTCTTCCAGATGAACGTAAAAAAGGATCGTCTAAAAATCCTAAAGGATCAGCTGGAGAAGATGGTGGTAAAATTGAATTTGCTGAAAAAATCATAAATTCTTTACAGGAAAAAGTAAGATTTCATAATGAAAATCATGATAAGAAAGTTTCCTTATCTCAACTGAAGAAAATCTATAGAAGAGGTCTTGGGGCATTTTCTTTCTCTCATCGTCCAGGTCAAAGTAGAAGCAGTTGGGCAATGGCTAGAGTTAATATGTTTTTAAAAATGCTTCGTGGAGAAAAAGTTAAAGATTCCTATAGGTCTGCTGATCAAGACGTTGCATCTGGAAGTGAAGCTTACTATGAAGAAAAACCAGAGGATTGTTTCTGGAAGTTTGACTCAATTGATTTTGATCTCGCTCGAATTGATTTAATCAAAGCTGGAGTAGATTTATTTGACGAAGCAAATATCGATTTATCAGATATTGATTATTCTGAAGCTGAAAAGAAAACTCTCAATAAACCATTTAGACTTCCAAGTGGATCGAATAAAAAATTCGGAGTTTATGTTAAAAATGACAAAGGAAACATTGTTGTTGTAAAGTTTGGAGATCCTAACATGGAAATCAAACGCGATGATCCTGCTCGGCGTAAAAATTATCGAGCAAGACATCAATGTGATACTAACGTTGGTCCAAAATGGAAAGCGAATTATTGGAGTTGTAAATTTTGGAGCAGCAAGCCAGTGTCTTCTTTAGCTTCTGAGGACTATGATGATATTGATGAAGATGAAGACGAGTGGTTAGATGATACTTTCGTAGATCAAGAGGAATTGTTTACGCATCTTCCAGAGCTAAGAGATATTCAAGAAAGCCTTGAAGATTTTTGAAGATTGCTTATAATCATGCATAGACATGAAGTATAGAGCATCAATAATTACATCAATTTTCAAAGGTGGAAAATTTATTGATGGCTTTTTAACTGATATAAAAAGACAATCTATTTTTCACGAATGTGAATTTCTTTTATTGGATGCGGATTCTCCAGATGATGAAGTATCTGCGATAAAACCTTATTTATCTTTTAATAATATTAAATATATTAATATTGGAAAATGTTCTGTGTATGAAGCCTGGAACAAAGGAATAGAGCTATCTTCATCAGATCTATTAAGCAATTGGAATCTTGATGATAGAAGATCTTATAATTCACTTCAAAAACAAGTTGAATTTTTAGAGTCTAATTTAGATTCAGATGTTTGTTATGGACAGACTATAGTTAGTTATAAAGAAAATGAAATTTTTGAATATTGCGAATCTAAAACAATTCATCCAGCATTAGATGGAACTTTTGAAAACCAATTAATTCATAATTCGCCACATTGCCTTCCAGTTTGGAAAAAATCTATTCATGATAGATTTGGAGTATTTGATATCAACTATTTTTCTGGTGCAGATTATGATATGTGGTTTAGAGTGTTAAAAGGTGGGGGAAAATTAAGTAAAATGAATATCATTTCTGGACTTTACTATAGAAATCCATCTGGGATTTCTAGTGATAAAAACACTTTACAAAAAGCAATAGATGAGGTATTATCAATTAGAAAAAAATATCAATGAAAATTTTTACATTCTATAGTGATTCACATAAACATTTATTAGATATTTTTTTAAAATCTTTTTTTAAAAACTGCAATTTAGATTTAATCATTAAAAAAATAGATCAAAAATGCTCTGGTGACTATCATTCAAATGGATGGAAAGAGTCGATGGTAAGCAAAATACAATATATTATTGATAGTTTAAATCAATGTAATGAAGGTGAAATCATGATTCATTCTGATTGCGATGTATTGATATGTAATAATATACAAGATTATATTAAAGAATCTTTATTAAATAAAGATATAGTTTTTCAATGGGATTCATCTGGGGTGTGCATGGGATTTTTCGCATGTTTTAAAAATGATTTAACAGTAAGATTTTTCAATGAACTGCTATCTAATATAGATTTGCATAAAGATGATCAATATTGCGCTAATCATTTATTATCAATTGATCAATTCGCAAATCTTAAATGGGATTTATTTGACTATAAATGCTTTACTATTGGAATGTTAAATAAAATGTATAGTGAGGATTGTGAAATAACACTTCCTAAAGAATTGAATATTTTCCATGCAAATTTTTCTCCCAACTTGAATCTCAAAACACAATTAATGCAAAAAGTATTTGATTTTTTAAATGCTTAATGATATATAAATATATGATTTACTCTTATTTTGAAGATATTTTTCCATATGATAAATTTCCCGTTGAATATTTATGTTTTCAAAAGCTTAAAGATGAACGGGATATTAATTATATTGCTATTCCTTGGACGCAAATACTAAATTCTAATTGGCTAGATTTTCCAAATAAACAACCAATGCAGTACTATATTAATGAAATTTCAAAATTAAATATAGAACAAAAAAATAATTTTACTATTTGCCAACATGATGACTATATGCGACTTATTGATATTTTTAAATTTTTAAATATTAATACTGTATTTTCTCCATTACATGATAAAAATAATTTCATTACTAAAGGAATTAATATTATTCCAATAGCATTTACCTGTAGTTTTAATTTTGATGATACAAAAAATAAAAATATTCCAGTATCTTTTGTAGGAACTTATACATCTCATCCAATTAGAGGAAGAATGCTAAATAAAATTAATGGTAATAATATCATCTACAGAGATAGTTACCATATAGATTCAAATTCATTCTCTATAGAAAATTACAGAAAAAAAGAAGAAGAAGAGTATAAAGATATTCTTGAAAGAAGTAGGTTTTCATTATGCCCAAGAGGATCATCACCATCATCTGTAAGATTTTGGGAAAGTTTAGCTGCTGGATCAATACCTATTTTAATTTCAGATGATTGGGTTTTACCAGAATGGGATTGGAGTAATACAATAATTTCCATACCAGAAGATGAATTTGATAATTTGTCATATATAGATATAATTAATATTATTGATAAAATTCCTCAAGACAAGGAAGAATTAATGAAACAAAATTGTTTAAAAGCTTATAGACAATTTGGACAAAATAACTTTAAAAATTACATAAAAAAATTAATAAATAAATGAAAACAATTTTAGATGTAGGATGCAATAATTTGGCTGGATTTAATTTCTTAAAAAACTTTGAAATTATAAATGATGAAGATGTAAAAATTTTTGTAGAAGCTAACCCAGAATGCTGGCAAGATTTGGAGGAAGATATTAAGTCTATAAAAAATTCTTTTTTAATTAAAAAGGGTCTTGATGTAGAAGTTAAAGATGTCACTTTAATGACGAGAGCTGATGAAAATAAATGTATTGGAGCTACCATAATGGGAGAAAAATTCATGAATGATAGCTTGGGTCGATGGAATATCAAAGTTGATGAATTTAATTATTATAATATATCTACAACTACAATACTAGATATCATTGAAGAATTTAAAATAGACACGGAAGAGTGTATTTTAAAGCTTGATGCCGAGGGCGTGGAGTACGATGTGTTGAATCAAATATTAAATAATAATATTAAATTCAAAAAAATATATTGTGAATTTCATGTTCATAATCAAAATCATGAAATAGAAAAACAGAATATAATTAAAAGGTTCCAAAATAAAAATCAAGAAATTATAGAATGGCATTAAAAAATATCTTTCTTAATTCGGATAATTTAAAAATTCATGGCCCAAATCAATCGTTTGGAAACCATCTATCGCATTTATTATTTTGTTATAATTTCAGCAAAAAAAGAAATTTTAATTTAAAAATTACCACACAATCCAATTTAGATGAAGTTTTTGAATTAGAGGATTTTAAAAGTAATCCTGAAGATAATTTAATCAATTATTTTTCTGAATCTTTCAGTTCTGATATTCATGAATTAAAAATATCAGATGAAGCAAATTTAAAAAAATCTTTACAAATTCTTAATGATAAAAGTTTGCTAATACCTAGCAACATATATTTTTCTGGTTGGTTTTATAATGTTCCATTATACCCTAATTATTCTTTTTTTGATGAAATAAAAATTAAAAAGTCCATAATAAATTATATAGAATCAAATTTAAAAAAAGTTTTACATCAAGATTCTATATCCATACATTATAGGGGAACAGATTTTAATGGACATTTAGGTTATGATTTAAGATTGCCTTTTAATTATTACGAAAAGTGTATTCTCCACATGAAGAAGCATCATAAAAATATAAAAAATATTTTTATTTTTTCAGAAGATACAAAACAGGGTTTAGAATTAGTTTCATTTATTAAAAAAATTGATAGTTTATTTAATGTAGAATTTATTCAAAATGAATACTACATAGATTGGACATGTTTACATTTATCAAAAAATATAATATCTTCCAACTCATCGTTCTGTTTAACCGCTTGTATTAATAAAGATATTATTTATCAACCAAAAAAATATCAATTAAGAAATACCTCGCTAGAAGAAACGTATCCATCCCAACCATTTTTTAATAATTCATACATATTATGATAAATATAAATTATCAAGGAAGGTTCGGAAATAATCTTTTTCAATATTTTGCATCATTAATTTTATCTAAAAAATTCAATCAATCAATTGCTAATCCGTTATTAAATAATATTTTTAAATTCGATGCTAGTAAAAATAGTCATATTTATGAAAATAATTTAATAATAAATGATGATAATATATACGATTTATTAAAAGAAACAAATATAAATGAAAATATAATATTGGATGGATTTTTCCAAAATAGAGTAATATTAGAGTTTTTAAAATTTAATAAACATTTTTTTCTTAATGAAGGTAAAATAAAAAAAGGATCATTTGTTCATGTTCGACTTGGTGATATTGTTAATGATAAAGGGTGTTGTCAAATTGAATATTATCAAAAATCCTTGCAAGGATTAAGTGGTGGATACATATCTAGTGATTCTCCAAATAATGATATAATAAAAAAACTTAGTGATCAATTTAATTTACAAATTTTTGAAAACTCTCCCGAAAAAACTATAATATTTGGATCTCAATTTGAAAATAAAATATTATCTTTAGGAACATTTAGTTGGTGGATTGGATTTTTGGGAAATCAAAATAATGTTATTTGCCCAGTTCAAAAAGAATACAGAGAATGGCATGGAGATATATTTCCATTTTTAAACTGGAAAGAAGTATCAATAAAAAATTAATAAACATGTTTATACCATTAAATCACTTAAAGGAAAAGTATAATCTTAATCTAACAAATATTCTACACGTTGGCGCACACGAAGGTCAAGAACTAGATGATTATATTCAATGCGGAGCAAAAAAAATTCATTGGATAGAGGCCAATACCGATTTAGCTAACAAACTATCTGATCGTTTAGATGCATCTATTCATAAAGTTACTAATGCTGTAGTATCTAATGAAGACGACAAAGAAGTCATATTTAAAATAGCCAATAACACTCAATCTTCATCTATTTTAGATTTAGGCGAACATTCTAATTTATTTCCAGATATTTACTACACTCATGAAGAAAAAAGATTTACGAAAACACTAAATTCAATCTTGTCTGAAGAGGTATTTTTAGAAAAAATTGATTTTCTAAATATAGATATTCAAGGAGCTGAATTATTAGCCTTACAAGGTTTAACGGATCATTTAGATTCTATTAAATCTATCTATATAGAAATTAATGATTCAGAAGTTTATAAAAATTGTTCGCAAACAAATGAAATTGATGAATTTTTAAATAAATTCAACTTTGAGAGAAAAGAAAAATATCTTTATTCAAACCATCCTTGGGGAGATGCATTTTACTTAAAAAAACATGAATGACTATTACCATATATCAAAATTAAATAAATTAAAATTTCAATTTAAAGATTGCAAATTAATAAATAAGAATTATTCTCAAGCATATCAAGATATGTTCGTATTGAGCATGTTAGACGGCAAACGAAACGGATATTTTGTTGAAATAGGAACCTTCCATCCAACCGAAATCAGTAATACTTTTTTATTAGAAAATGAATTTGGATGGAGTGGAGTATCAATTGATATCAATAATATTCATGGATTTGAATCTCAAAGAAAATCTAAATTAATTGTTCAAAATGCTTTAGAAATTGATTATAAAAAATTATTTGAGGATAATAATATGCCCATTGATATTGATTATCTTCAAATAGATATTGAGCCAGCGCATAACACATTAGAATGTCTTAAAAAAATACCATTTGATAAATATAATTTTTCAGTTATTACATATGAAACAGATTACCATAATTCTTCCATAGAAATTAGAAATGAATCTCGTCAAATTTTTAAATCTAATGGATATGAATTAATTGGTGGTGATATCTGCAATGCAGATATTGATCTACCATTTGAAGATTGGTATGTAAAAAAAGATAAAATTGATGAAATCATATTTAATATTTTCTTGAATCCCGAATTTAATAATACGGCTGAAAAATTTATATTGAAAAATAATGAACAACCTTAAAGAAAAATACACAGGCAAAAAAATAGATCATATGGACATATTAAACATCGAAGACGCAGCAAAAAAATCAGTTGACAAAAAATCAATAATTGTCACAGGAGTTACTGGTCAGGATGGCAGTCATATGGTTGATTATCTTTTAGCTAATACGGACTATGAAATTTTTGGATGCGTTCGCAGGCTTAGCGTTTATAATCATAAAAACATTTCGCACATCGATAATGAACGATTTCATTTGATTAATTTCGATCTTATTGATAGCCATTCTATTGCAAGAATTATTGAAAAAATCAAACCAGATTATTTTATTAATTTAGCTGCACAGAGCTTTGTTGGTAGTAGCTGGGATTTTGCCCATCAAACTTGGGAGACCAACTCAACTTCTACACTTCATGTTTTAGAGGCTATTAGGCTCTACCATCCAACTTGCAGATTTTATCAAGCTGGCTCTTCAGAAGAGTTCGGGGATGTGGCTTACAACCCTCAAGACGAACTGCACCCATTGCGCCCTAGAAGTCCATATGGAGCATCTAAAACAGCTTCTAGACAGCTAGTTAAGGTGTGGAGAGACTCTTATAATCTCTACGCAGTACAGGGTTGGCTATTCAATCACGAAGGCACTCGCAGGGGGGAAGAATTTGTAACTAGAAAAATTACAAAAGCAGTTGCTCGTATCAAAAATGCTATTAATAATGAAGGGCCTTATAATATTCTTGAGCTTGGAAATTTAGATGCCAAAAGAGACTGGAGTGATGCTGAAGATTTTGTAGAGGGAATTTGGCTTATGCTGAATCAAGAATTTCCCAAGGAGTATGTTTTATCATCTAATGAAACACACTCTATTAGAGAATTTGTGGAGTTGGCATTTAAAGAAGTTGGAATTTATGGCATTTGGGAAGGAATCGGTATTGATGAAAAGTATGTTGATGAAAACAACGGAAGAGTATTAGTAGCAATTAATTCTAAATTTTATCGACCTGCCGAAGTTGAACTTCTTTGGGGAGATTCTACAAAAGCTCGCACAGAACTAAACTGGATTCCAAAAACATCTTTTGAAAATCTCGTTCGCAAGATGGTACAAAATGACCTTGACGAACTTTAAGACTATTGTATAATGGTGAATGCCTGCTAAAAAGACTAAGCCAAAATCTCAAAAAAAAGTCAACAAAAAGAAAATCCTCATAAGATTGGTGCTTATTCCCGCAAAGGATAAGCGCCTTTTTTATATGCGAGAAATGCATTTTTTGAATATTTTATGCGAGAGATATTCTGAAGAGTTTATGGAAGTTGCTTCTTTTGATAAACAGTTTGATTCTTTAGCATATCTAGTTAGCGAAAAGCTTAAAGAGACGTTAGATCAAAAGTTCAGAGCTTTTAACTTTACCGTTGACACTTCAAGGTATGAGAGTTATGATCTAGGCGATAAGTGTGATTCTGATGCATCTATCATTAATAAAACTAAAACCATCAAAGACTTTCTAAATGAGCAAAATTAAAGATAAAGAGTTTGTAAAATCATCCGATGTTCTGGGATCATTCCTCAAGCAAAATTCTGAAGATCACTATAATTTTGAAGAAGAAATTGACTATAAAGTTTCTAGTGGATCTCTGCAATTGGACTTGCATTTAGATGGCGGATTGGGACCAGGACTGCACAGATTTTGCGGGCCAAATGAAACTGGAAAAACATCTTGCGCCCTCTCATTCATGAAGGGCTTTTTAGATGGTGGTGCTAATCGCAAAGGTTTTTACATCAAAGCTGAAGGTCGCCTCTCCAAACAAATGAGAGAAAGGTCTGGTATTAAATTTGTTTTCTCTGCGGATGAATGGGTTGATGGAACTTGTTTTGTATTTGAAACAAATATTTATGAAACTGCTGTTGATGCTATGCGACAACTAGTGGGTAAAAATGATGAAAATAAATTCTACTTTTTCCTTTTAGACTCTGTGGATGGACTCATCTCTAAAGGAGATTTGGACAAGGGATTTGAGGATAGCAATAAGGTTGCTGGTGGAGCAGTGATTGCTGGTAACTTTATGAAGCGAATGTCAATCTCTCTGTGCAAGAGGGGTCACTTGGCAATTTTTATCAGTCAAGTTCGTGCAGATATCAAACTTGATCCATACTCCAAAGCTCCAGTGCGCCAAACCTCTGCTACTGGCGGCAACGCTCTGCTTCACTTTGCCAACTGGATTCTTGAGTTTGAACCAAGATTCAAGGGAGATCTTATTCTCAAAAATCCCAACGATAATAAAATTGATTTAATCAATAATCCAATCATTGGTCACTTTGCAAAAGCCACAGTGAAGAAGTCTCCAAATGAAAAGACCAACTTAACAATTCCATATCCTATTAAATATGGAAGAAGCAATGGCAATTCAATTTGGATCGAAAAAGAAATCGTTGATATGCTTTATGCATGGGAGTTCATCTCTCGCAAAGGAGCTTGGATCAACATCTCAGAAGAGTTTCGGCAATTAGTGCTAGAAGAAACTGCTATTATAATTCCTGAGAAAATTCAAGGGGCTGACAATTTATTCTTGTTCATTGAGAACGATGTTAAATTAGCAGCCTTCTTGATTGGATACTTTAAGAAGCTCATCAATAATGAAGTTTAAAAACATCAATGGCAATCCATCGTTTTTAAAGAACTCTAAGAAATACGCGATCAATTGGGAAGTTGATAGCCGTAGCAAATTCCAAACAACTGTTAAAAACTTTTTAAAACTTTATTGGCAAAATGATAAAGTGTTTGAAGAAATGCGTGTTGTTGGAACAGCTTTGTCTTTAGACTTTTACAACTATAATAAAAAAGTTGCTGTTGAAGTGCAAGGTTTACAGCACACTCAATATGTTAAATTCTTTCATAGGAATAAACTGCAATACTTAAAACAATTAAAAAGAGATGACAAAAAGTTAAAGTTTTGCGAAGTGAATGAAATAGTTTTAATAGAAATTTACCCCAAAGACGTTCTCAATCGGGAGCTATTCTTGAATTTTGGAGTTGAACTATAAATCTGCCATTGACAAAACTACTAGTCTCACCTATACATATATATGATCTACGATTATGAATTAGAAAAACAGTTGCTTGCAGCTTTAATCAAAGAGCCAGATGATTATTGTGAGATTTCTAATTTTATTAACTCTAGAGATTTTTACTCTGACAATACTAATTTACACTCTTCAATCTTTTCAATTATCAAGCAAGCTATTGATAAGAGCGAAGGGGTGGATGAGGTTATCATTGCTCAAAGAGTAAATTCTCTAGGATTATCTTTTGAGGATAATGTTAATCCATCTGATTATATTCGGTCTTTAGGAATGAGAAAAGTTCCCAAAGGAAACCTGATTAAAACAGCTAAGGAGTTAAAAAAATACACGGTGCGTAGAGAAATCTACGAGTCTGCTCGCGAAGTCGCTAAGAAAATGAAGGGCATTAGTCCTGATTCTACTTACACAGACATCATTTCCCAAGCAGATCAAATTTATAATTCTCGCATTAATTTGTATGAATTAGGAAACGATACTCCAGAAAATATCTACGAAGAGATGGAAGCTCTCGTTGAGGAGAGAGGAAACAATCCAGTTGTCGAATTCGGCATGATGGGTCCGCATAAAAAAGTAAATCAAATCTATGGATCTCTTCTTCGCCCTGGCAACATCACTGTGATCGTTGCTAGAAGTGGTGTTGGTAAAACTCAATTTTGCATGGATTACAGCACCAAGGTTGCCGTCAAGTATGGCATCCCAGTATTACACTTCGACAATGGAGAAATGAGCAAAGAAGAACTCATTATGCGGCAATGCGCTGCACTCTCTGGAGTTCCCATGCATTTGATTGAAACTGGAAACTGGCGTAAAGCTGGACAAGATGTAGTTGACAAAATTAGATCAGTCTGGAGCCAAATTAAAAATCTCCAATTCTATTACTACAATGTTGGCGGTATGGATGTTGACTCTATGATTAAAACTCTCAAGCGTTTTTATTATGGAAAAGTTGGTCGTGGCAATCGAATGATCTTCTCATTCGACTATATCAAAACTACTTCTGAATCTGGGGGAGGAAAGAATGAGTGGCAAGTTGTTGGTGAGATGGTGGACAAGTTTAAAAAGTGCGTCCAGAAAGAAATCTTGCATGATGGAAATCCCATCATTCCAATGATTACATCAGTTCAGTCTAACCGAAGTGGAATTACAAACAATAGAAACTCATCAAATGTTATTGATGACGAAAGCGTGGTTTCTCTTTCTGATCGAATCACTCAGTTCTGCTCTCACATGTTTATTCTTAGAAACAAAACTGCTGATGAAATTGAGTCTGAAGGTCGTAACTTTGGAACTCATAAACTCATCAATGTGAAAGCTCGACATCTTGGTCAAGATATTGCTGGGGCAGTTGAGCCTATTAGAATCGGAGATACTCTTAGAAAGAACTTCATCAATTTAGATTTTAAAAACTTCTCCATTAGTGAACGGGGTGATCTTCGAGACATCGCTAACTCAATGGATACAAATGGAGAACTAGAAACCGATGAAGATGACGACTTGCCAAGTTTCCGTTGATCCCAATCAGATCAAAAGCACTCTAGAATCTGTTGGCTACAAGCTAATGGATTTTGGAAATCATTGGAGAACTAGTGCTCTTTATAGAGGTGGAGACAATTCCACTTCTATTAGAATATATAAAAACACTGGAGTGTGGACGGATTTCGTATCTGGTTCTCAATCTTTTCCACTAGAAAAACTGCTACAATTAACAGTCTCTGGAGACAAGAAAAAACTTAACAAGATTCTTGATTCTTTAAATAAATCAGAAGACTTTTTTTATGAGCCTAAACAATTAATCGAAATGGAACGAATTTACCCAGACTCAATATTAGAGAAGCTATTTCCTAATTACTCTTTTTATACGAAGAAGAATTATAAAGAATCAACTCTTAAATTTTATAAAACTGGATTTGCTGGCGAGGGCAAAATGTATCGCCGCATGGTGTTTCCAATTTATAACGAGAACAGTCAAATCATTGGATTCAGCGGTAGAAAAATTGATAACTTTGAAAAGATTCCAAAATGGAAGCACTTGGGACAAAGAAAAAACTGGATTTATCCAGCGCACATTCCCGCAGTTAAAACAGTAGATTCTTGGATAAAAGAAAAAGAAGAAGTGATATTAGTAGAGAGCATTGGAGACAGCATGGCTCTTTATGAAAACAACATTCCCAACAACCTTGTAACTTTTGGACTAGGAGTGAGTCCCGCGATTATTAGTTATTTAAATTCTTTCCCAGTAAAGAAAATAATTATATCTACAAACAACGACTTTGAATCGTCCATCAATCATGGATACAATGGAGCAATTAAGATTCTACTCTCCTTGATCAAGTACTTTAACTTTGATCAGATTGAAATTCGTCTTCCTCCACAATCATACAATGATTTTTCAGATGCTCATCAAGACAAGTATAATTTGCAGTCTTGGCGCAATCAAGAAATAGATCGTAAAAAGTATATTGAAAATTTAAAATACTACGTTCACAATCATAAAACAATCTTTAAACAAAAAGATGTAGAGTCTTTGATGAAAATTTTGAACCATTATGACTGAACCTAAAACTACATTATCCGCAAGCAGAATTAAAACTCTTCAAAGTTGTAGTTGGTTATATTGGTGCAAGTATAAATTAAATCTTCCAGATCCATCTAATGATGGCGCGAAACGTGGTACTGTGTGCCACTTCATTTTTGAGCTTCTAGGCAAACCAAGAAGAGAGTCGATTCATCAATATATTATTGATAATAATGATCCCTTTTCTCATAGCGCAGTTAAACGATTAGTATTAAAACATGCTTTAAAATTAGAAGTTGCTGACGAGGAAAATTTAGAGTCCATCAGAGTTATGATTCTAAATGGACTCAAGTATGATTTCTACGGCAGAGCTAATGGATTGATTTCAGAATCTTTTTCAGAGAAAGACTTTGAAATTGTTCGTCAAGATGAAAAAGCTGGAATTTCTTATAAGATCAAAGGATTCATTGATAAGTTATTTTTATACAAAGATGAAAACTTAGCAATTATTCGCGACTTTAAAACTAGCAAAGAAAAATTTAAAGGAAAAGAAATCTCTGATAACTTGCAGGATTACATGTATAATCTTGCAGTTCGCCACATGTTCCCAGAGTTCAAAAAAAGGGTTAGCGAATTTCTTTTTTTAAAGTTTGAACTAGATCAAAAGCTTCTTCAAAAATCTGATGGAGCAGTAGTAATGGAAAGAATCAACGAAGATGATTTGGATGGATTCGAGCATCAATTAACTTCAATTCAAAAATACATAGATGAACTTTCAGAAATTGATGCTAAATCTAATTTTGCTAAAAACTTTCCATTTCCAACAGACAAATCTTTCAGTGGTCCGCTCCAATGTGGATTTGCCAAATACAAAGGAGAACTAAAAAAAGATGGAAAGCCCAAGTGGGCGTGTTCCATGAAGTTTGACTTTCATTATTATGTCATTTTAAAAGATGGAAAAGTTACTAAATCATTTTTTGAAAAAGACTTTGATGAATCTCTAGTGGAGAGCGACCATTCTTTCGAGAAGAGATACTACGCAGGTTGCCCCGCACATCTAAAACGCTCTTGACTTGTTCTCAAGGTGCAGTATCATAGAAGATGCTCGCTCTCTTCAAATCAAGCTGTTCTATTGGACGCAGTATCCTAACTCTAAATGATCCTAATAATTGTCATGAGAACGGACCAGATAGCATTTTCTCTATTGCTGTTGATAATAATTTAAAAACAATTACTCTTGTGGAAGATTCTATGGTTGGATTTTTCGACGCATTTAGAATCAGTCAAGCTCTTGGCATTCAATTGATTTTTGGATTGAGAATCACATGCTGTGATCAGCTTGATAATGCAGCGTCAACTCACAAACTAATTGTTTTTGCTAAAAATGATCAAGGGTGCAAAGATTTGTATAGTCTTTACTCTAAAATTTATGTTGATTTTAATGGTAGAATCACTCATGAGCAATTGCAATTAGCATGGACAGACAACTTGAAGTTGGCTGTTCCATTCTATGATTCATTCATTCATCAGAATAATTTTTACTTTCAAAGCTGCATTCAAGAGTTTGGAGATATCAATCCAGTCTTTTTTATAGAGTCTAACAATCTTCCATTCGATGAGGCTCTGGAAAGAGAAGTTTTAAAATTTACTGAAAACGGTAAAAAGTTTGAAGTGCAAAAAACTAAATCTATTTATTATAAAGATAAGTGTGATGTAGAAGCTTTTCAAACTTATAAAATTATTTGCAATCGAACCTTTGGCCGCCAAGCTACACTATCCTCTCCTAATCTCAATCACTTTGGAAGTGATGAATTTTGCTGGGAATCTTATCTAGAACAAACTAATGAACGATAATCTACTTCGCTTTAATAATTCTCAGAAATATATAGTCTTGGACACGGAAACAGAATCATTAAATCTAGTAAAGTCTAGACCATGGCAAGTTGCTTGGATTGTTGCAGAAGGCAAACAAATCAAATCTAAGCACAGCCACTTTATCAAGTGGCCGAATCTAACAGTCTCCGAAGGTGCTGCTAAAGTGACTGGATTCTCCATGGAGAAATACGAAAGACTCGCCGAAGATCCCATGGAAGTTTTTAATAAGCTAAAACCTTATCTTTACAATCCAGAGTATAAAATAATCGGGCAGAATCTTCTAGGATTTGATGTTTATATGATTAATATTTGGAGAAAAGAAATGGGATTAAAATCCGACTACTCTTTCATTGATCGAATCATTGACACTAAATCAATTGCTGCTGCAATCTTTAAAAACATTTGGCCCGACAAGAATAACTTTACTAGTTGGCAGTACAAGCTTCTTCATGTTAAAGAGAAGGGTCTTAAAACATCTCAGTTGACCTTGCTCAAGCACTATGGTATCGCATTTGATCAGGGCAAGTTGCATGATGCCTTGTACGATATTGAAATGAATTTCGATATTTTCCTCAAACAAATCTACGATATTGAAATATGATTACTAGTTTTTCTCCTTACAAAAGTCCATTTCCAGCTGGGGTTAAACTTCCAGAAATTCGTGTAGACCAAAAATACTACGATCTTCTTGGATGCCAATCAAGCATTTCTAATTTTAACTTTTTGCGCAAGCTTTGCTTTGAAGGTGTTAAGAAAAGAAAAATTGACGAGCTTCCAAACAAGCAAGTTTACTATGAAAGATTAACAATGGAACTGTCAATCCTAAAGGAATTAGGATTCATTGATTATATTCTTTTGAATTGGGATGTTATCAACTATTGTCATGAGAATAAAATTCCAGTAGGGGCTGGGCGAGGAAGTGCTCCAGGTAGTTTAGTCTTGTATTGCATTGCAGTTACAAACATTGATCCAATCAAATACGATCTCTTTTTTGAACGATTTGTTTCTAAAAGCAGAGCTAAAATCATTGAAAGCGAAGGGGAGATTTATCTCGACGGATCTCTTCTCGCAGACATTGACAATGACATTAGCTATGAGCGCAGAAATGAAGTGATCGAATATATTAATAATAAATATAAAGGAAAAACTTCTAAAATTCTCACAATGAATACTTTGAGTGGCAAGCTCTGTGTTAAAGAGTGCGGGAAAATTGTTGCTGAAATGTCAGAAACAGAGGTGAACATTATTAGTGATTCTATTCCTAAAAAATTCGGCAAAGTTCTCAAGCTAAAAGATGCTTTTGAAGAGAGCGAAGTTTTTAAAGCTTTTGCACTGTCCCACAAAAAGGTATATACTATTGCTAACAAACTAGAGGGCTTAAACAAAAATACTGGAGTTCATCCTTCGGGGATTGCGATTAGTTTTTATAATCTTCCAGACATTATGCCAATCCAAAAGACTGGCGAAGATGCTATTGTATCTGGATACGACATGAACAGCGTCTCAGCACTGACTGTTAAATTCGACATCTTAGGACTCAGAACTCTGTCGGTGATTCATGATGTTTGTTCTATGATTGGAATTAACGTGGACGACATTAATGTTGAAGATCCTAGCATTTATGCAGCAATGCAAATCTTGAAAAGCCCCAAGGGATTGTTTCAAATTGAAGCTGATACTAATTTTAGAGTAGCTCAAAAAGTAGCTCCGAAAAATCTGCAAGAACTCTCTGCGGTGGTAGCCTTGGCTCGACCTGGAGCTTTAGACTTCGTTGATCGTTATGCAGATTATTCTCGCACTGGAGAGTTTCAATCTATTCATCTATTCTTTGATGATGTGCTTTCATCTACTGGAGGATTATGTTTATACCAAGAACAAACACTTCAAATGTGTAAGAAAATTGGATTCAGCTTGGATGAAGCCGAACAGCTTAGAAGAATTATTGGTAAAAAGAAAGTGGATCAAATGGCTATCTGGCAGGGTAAAATTAAAGATAAAATTATAGAAAACGATCTTGATCCAATTGTTGGAGATGTTTTTTGGAAGGTTGCATCAGACTCCGCAAATTATAGTTTTAATAAGTGCATTTTTGAAGAAGAGACAGTTGAATTAGATTCGGGAGAAATAAAAATGTTGAAAGATATTAATTGCGGAGATTATATCAAAGCGTTCGATATTCAAAACGAGCAGGATCATTATGTTCGAGTATTAGATATAATGAAAAATGAAAAAGAAATTTTTGAATTTGAAATGGAGAATGGGGTTTCTATCAAATGCTCTATGGAGCATAAGTTTTTATGTGAGCATGATTTAAAAATGCATCCTATTAAAGATATTCTTGAAAATAATTGGCTAATTATGTGTAATAATTAGTATGAGACTAATTAAAACCGATTCTAATCATAGATTAATTCCAGCAGAAGAATTCAATTTTTGTCTATTAGACAACGTAGATAAAAAAACAATAATTAAATTATTTCCAACTAGACAGGATGGAGCTTATTATTTAAATAAATTCAATAATTATTTAAAAAAATATCACAATACTGATATTGCTAATTATATTAAATTATATTTGCAAGAATATCCTAAATGCTTAGAGACGAATGAAGATGTTAATTTTCAACTTATTGGCGCTGGAGTATTATTTTCTAATTATAAACTTGGGAAAGGCACTAATAAACAAAATGAAAAGTTTAAAAAGTTTTGCGAAAGAATCTCTATAGAGAGAATGGGATCTGCAAATCCAATGTTTGGAAAAGAAGCTTGGAATAAAGGGGATCTTAAATGGGGGGAGCAAGTCAGAAATAGAAGATTGGGGTCAATAACTTCAGATGAAACAAAAATAAAACAATCTCAATCTGCTTTAGTTAGAAAAATTCACGGCCACTCTGGAAAGAAGCACTCAGAAGAGACTAAAAATAAATTAAGTGAAATTACAGCAAAAAGATATAGCGACGGAACTTTTAAAAGGGAAACTTCTATACATATCAAAGTAAGAGAATTTTTAAATGAAATACCACTTAAATGTTTATTTGAAGAAGAGTATCATTTAGTATATTTTTCTTTAGATTTTGCATTTCCTGAATTTAAAATTGCAATTGAATGCCAAGGAACTTATTTCCATATAGATCCTCGATTCTACCCAAATGGACCATCTGGGAAAATACAAAAAAGAAACTTTGGAAGAGATAAATCTAAGAAAAAATTTCTTGACAAAAAGGGTTGGACTATGATAGAGTTATGGGAGACTGAAATAAATAACGAAGAATTTAAAAATATTTTAACATGCAAGCTACAAGAATTAAATCTTTTAAACCATTAGGTATTAAAAAAACTATTGATTTGGAAGTCGATTCCACTGATCATAATTTTTATCTTAAAAACTTAATTACATCAAATTCGCATTCCATTTCATATGCGAATCTTGCAGCCATTACAATCTATTTAAAATTCAATTATCCACAACAGTTTTATTTGAGTCTTTTAAAGTATGCTCAATTTGAACCGAATCCTCATGAGGAAATCTCGAAAATCACACAAGAGCTTCCATTGTTCGACATCAAGCTTTTAGCTCCAGATTTAGCTCAGTCTGAAATTGATTTTACAATTCAAGGCAAGGATATTCGTTATGGATTAAATTCTATCAAAGGAGTGTCTACTAAATCATTAGAGAGTTTGATTGAGTTTCGCGAAGGGCAGTTCAAGAACAAGTACGAGGTTTTTTTAGCTGCCAAGCAAGCGGGGCTTAATATTGGCGTCTTATCCGCTTTGATTCAAGCTGGGGTGCTTGATCACTTCTTGAATAAAGATCGCTGTAGGCTCGTTCTAGAGGCGCAGGCGTTCAACCTGCTCACTGACAAGGAGAAGCGTAGCGTGATAGCTCTTGGAGAGCGTTTCAACTATGATGTTTTGAAGTGCATTCACGAATGCACAACTCAATCACTTGTAGATGACAATAATAAATTAATCTTTTCTGAAAAAAGATTCGTCACCTTTAAATCAAAGTACGAACCATACAAAGTAATTTATGAAAAAAATCACAAGCACTTAAAATTCGCTAATTGGTATTTTGAAACTAAGCTGTTGGGATACAGTCACTCTACTAATATTAGAGAAGTTTTTACTGAAAACTCTGGAGAAACACTAATCTCTTCTAGTGGAATTTCTGAGCTTGGAAACAATGAAAAAATTAAATTTGTCGGAACTGTGAGCGATGTCATCTCTAGAACTAGCGCTAGAGGAAACAAATATGCTAGACTAGAAATGTCTGATGAATCTGGCAATTTAACAGCACTCATGATGGACTCTCAACAAAATGCCACATACTCCAATTTCATTCAATCTGGAAAAGTTCTTCCCAAAAAAGGAGAAGTTATCATCTTGACTGGAAGAAAAAGCAATGATATCATCAGCATCAATAGCCTCTCTCCCTTAGAAGATAAAATTTATATGAAGCTATCTGATGTAAAGTAAAGTGTAAAATTTTATGATGGACATTAATAATATTAAGTTTACTCCTAGTGTTGAAAGAGCGTTTAACAATGTTAAACTAAAAGTCTCTAGTAGCGACCAAAATATCGTTAATAATTGCTATCTATTTTGCAGCGCATGGCAAAATGCTAATAAGAATTTTAAAGAGTATATTTTCTCTCGCGGCGTGGAGCTTTCTGATGAAAAAGTCGAGAGATTCATTTCTAGATTTGCGTTAAAGTATCCTTATTTGTTTGATTCGGAAAAGAAAGAGGTGGTTTTTAGCTCTTCTACAACCTCTTCAATAGCTGAAGCTTTGAGCTTTGCTTATAAAAAGAACAATTATTTTATTGGAGTTGAACATGTATTGTACGGAATACTCAATACTCCTGATGAATTTTGCAGCTTTCTTTTAACTCAAGACATTGATACAGAGCACTTTAAAACTTGCATTGAATCTTTCGTATCTGGAAATATTTTTGCAGATGACGAGAGCGAGTATGAAGAGTATTATGATGACGAAGACGGGGAGGATGAAGAAGATGATTCTCCAGATGGAGTTAAAAATGATTATGGAGATGTAGAATATGGCTATCTCAAAAAATTTGGCAGCATTTTAAATGATGAAGTTAATCAACCATCGTTTCCAAAGATTTCTGGCAGAGATAGTGAAATTGCATTAATCGAACAGTCTCTTTGCAGAAAAGTAAAAAGTAATTGTATTCTAGTTGGAGAAGCTGGAACTGGTAAAACAAGTATAGTAGAGGGATTTGCTCAGTTAATCTCTACTGAAGAGTACTCTGGACCGCTGCAAAACAATAAAATCTATAGTCTCGACATGGGACTCTTAACTGCTGGCACTAGATACAGAGGTCAACTAGAAGATCGCTTATCAAAAGTCATCAAGCAGTTGAAACTTCACAAAGAACTCATTCTTTTCATTGATGAAATTCACACAATGATTGGTGCTGGCAATAGAGAAAACTCTTTAGATGTGGCTAACATGATTAAGCCAGCCTTGGCTCGCGGGGAAATTAAATGTATTGGAGCAACAACCATCGAAGAGTATAAAAAAGCTTTTGAAAAAGATGCTGCACTTGCTAGAAGATTTGACATGATTAACATTGATGAGCCTTCAAAATTAATGACTAAAGAAATGTCATTCAAAGCTCTGCCTAGTTATGAAAAATTTCACAAAGTTAAATATCCTGAAAACGTTTTGAATTTGACAATTGATTTGTGCGAAACTTACTTGCCGCATAAAAGATTTCCAGATAAAGTTTTTGACATCATTGATCAAGCTTCTACTAAAACTAAAATTAAAAACAAAAAAACTAGAACCCCCAAAGTTTCTCTAGATTGCATCTATGAAGTAGTAGCTAATAAAATCAACGTTGACGTTGCTTCGATGAAGCAAAACTACAACAATGCTTTTCACAACTTTGAAACTGATTTAAACAAAAAAATTCTAGGTCAAGAACAAAACATCTCTAAAATCTACGATGTTTTAAGCTGCTCCAAATTTGGATTTCAAAAACCAAACAAGCCTATTGCTAGCTTCTTTTTTGTGGGACCAACTAGTGTAGGCAAAACATTCACGGCTAAAGAGATTGCTTGTAAATTCTACGGCAATCCAAAAAATATTCTCCAATTAAACATGAGTGAATATCAAGAAACCACTTCTATTTCCAAGCTGATTGGAACTAGTGCTGGATATGTTGGATTTGAAGAGGGCGGTATTTTAACAGAGTTTGTTCGTAAAAATCCTAATTCTGTCATCTTGTTTGATGAAGTTGACAAGTGTCACAAAAATACTTTGGATCTCTTGCTTCAGATTTTGGACGAAGCTTGTATATCTGATAACTTTAATCGTAAAATCAATTTTTCCAGATGCATCATCATCATGACCAGTAACATTGGTAATGAAGAGGCAAGTCAGAAACAAGTGGGATTCATCTCTCAAAAAGTGTCTAATGAAAGCTCCTTCTTAGCTTCTGTAAAAAAATATCTGCGACCAGAACTAGTGGCTAGAATCAATGAAATCATTGTTTTTAAAAGCTTGGAACTCTCTCATTTTGAACAGATTATCAGCACCAAGCTCAACTCAATTAAAAGCATTTTAAAAGAAAAAGAGGTAGAATTATCATTCTGCAAAAAGACTCTCGCACACTTGTCCAGCATTGTTAAAAAAGAAAATAATGCTCGCAACATTGACTCAATTATTAGAAATCAAATCGAAGCTCCCTTGGCAAAATTCTACTTAAAAAACTCTAAAACCTTAAAGATTTCTATTAAAGTTGTTGACAATAAGCTGTTGTTGAGTTAATATCTCCTATATGAATAACACAACCACATCACATCAACGACGCTCTTCTACTTTAAACGAAACAGTTTCCGCTCTCAGAGGTTCTCGCGGCAGGTACTTTGGATTGGATACAGTTCAAGGTGAAACTCTCAATGCGCGTTTTGTTGGTGAGACTAATTGTTACATGACAGTTTATGATCGTAACGCTGATCAGTTTAGGAGCTTTAGTAAAAAGTCTATTGCTAAGGTGCGAATTTCCAAAAAGGAATATGTTGTTGGTTAATAGTGAATAGTATATGGGGTGCGCTATTAGCGCATCCCATTTTTTTTGTATACAAATGTCATGAATTTAAAATCAGTAGTAAAAAATACAGCCTTCTTGTTTGAAAGAGTAGAAAACAAAGGCGAAGACTTTGAAATTATTGATGAAATTATTAAACACTGTGAACTTGGCGAGAGCTCTAGTATTGAATTTGTTGCATCTAATTACAATTACGATGTTTATAAAGCTAGTATTAATGGATACTCTTATTGTATTAAATATAGTTTAGATGTTGATTATAAGGGTTTTGAATATGAGCATAACATTCTATCTAGCAGCAAGCTAGCAATGCAGCCAAAACCATTTAAATATGGAATTGTAAAATTCGGTGATGAAATATCTTACTCAATCACATCATTTGAAAATGCTGAAACTATTTATGAGGCAGGAAGAGGAGTGGTCATTGAAAATCTAGAAGCATTTATGAAATGTTATTTTTCGTTGCAGAATAATAACTTGCCGCGAATTAGTTTAAAAGACTATTTATCAAACATCTTTGCAGAGTGCTCAGTAGAATCTTTGTCGGAGGATATTGTCGAATTGTTTAAAACAGATGAATCTTTCAACAATATGCAGTCTATTATTGAAGAAATTAAAACTGATTTATCATCTTACTATACAATAGGAGTGGTAGACAAAAAAGAATTTTGCCATGGAAGCATAAACTCTGAAAATATTTTATTCAGAAATGATATTTTTAAATTTGTGAATTTTACAAAAAGCTTTTACGGTAATAGTTATTTTGACTTTGCAGCAATTGTAGTTGAATTTAATTTAAATGAAACTCTAGAAAAAGAATTCTTTTTGGAATTTATTAAAAACCAAAATTTAGAATACTCTAAAACTCTTTGGGGCGAATATAAAAATTGCTTCAACATTCTAATCAGAGTCAAAATGCTAAAATTGTTATTTGATTTGATTCAAGAAACTTATGAATTTGAGGGCAATAGACCATCCAAAATTTTTAATATTGTAAATTTATTCGCTTTGAATAGTGAGAGTTTTACAAAAATTCCAGCAATTCAAAAACATTATTCTTTTATTCATGATATAGTTTTTAAATCTTTGGCTAAAGATGATGGTGAGGATGAGTATAAAATTCCAAATTAATAGTTACCAATTGGCAAAACCAATGCCTGTTCTTTGCCAATTAGTTCCATTGTGACGGTAAAGGAAGTTGGCGCTAAATGCCATTTCTCCGCTCACTCCAGGCGCTCCAGTTGTGGCTGGAGCAATTCCAGTATAGGCAAATCCACTGGTTGAAAACAGTGCAGAGTTGCTTACATTGCCGCCAGCAGCAATAGTCATGCGAGCAGTTCCATTCGTCTCAAATGCTAAAGCTGTTGCTACTCCAGTACCCGCTTTACTAGTCCCAATTGTGCCAATATCACCATTCCATCGCATTGCAATGCGTTCATAGTTGGTTAAATTTGCGCCTGTTTTATGTATTTGGACAACTCCTTTTAGATAAGTATTAGTTATACTATCATTGCCAAAAACTGCTGAGTTGTCGGTCATACCGCCAGCTTTATAGCCAATAGCTATACAATTAAACTCGCCGCCAGCTCCATAAGGTGATACTTCAGAACCTATAAAAACGCTATCATATAATTCATTGATAATACCTGACGAAACGTCATAAAGTCCAGCGTTATAACCTATAGTTACATTGTTATAGGATTGATTAGCATTTCCTAAACTAGCTTGACCTATTGCTACATTAAAATTACCATTGCTTGAATTAGATAAGCTATCTTGACCTATTGCTACAGTATAAGAGCCTTGCTCATTAGCTAAAGCATTTTGACCAATTGCTATATTATTAAATCCACCAGTGCCAAATTTTAAACTGTCTTTGCCTATTGCTACATTAAAATTACCATTTGTATTTTCGGATAAAGTATTTTGTCCGATTGCTAGATTATTATTTCCAGATATATTTTTAACTAAACTGCTCTGACCAATTGCTAAATTACTGGCTATGCCAGATCCGCCTTTGCCAAATGAAACGCCATCAGCGCTAAACAATCCTGAAGCAGTGATTCTCACTCTTTCAGTACCACTTGTTTCTAATACTAAATCTCGCGCAAGTCCACTAACGCTTCCTTGACTAGTGCCTATTTTAGCAACAAGAGAGTCCCATCTGAAGTTTAATCGTTCAAAGTTGGTGTCGCTTGTGTATGTGTTATAGATTCTATATGTTTGTGGAGAAAGTCCACTCCTATGTTCTACGGGAGCGCTTAAAATGATACCCGCAGGAAGTATTCTTAGTGGGGTATTAGTTGAGATTTTAAAACTATACCCATTTGCACTATTAAATCCCCAGCCGTTACTTCCAAAAGTATCCCCAGCAGCAGTTACAAACACACCATCATCTAAACTGAGTTTTCTATTATATAATGCTCCATGTGTTGGGCTACCAACGCCTATATATGTAGTACCATTTACAGTACTGCTAATAATTACGCTTCCATTCTTATCTACTTTAAGTTTACTAACTCCAGTAACTTGCAAATCCATTAAATTGCTTGCAGCATTAGAGGCTGTATCAGTCACGTTCAGCTTTATTGCAGTTGGAATTCCAGTAGTATTCCATGTTTGATTTAAATTTAAAACAGATCCTGATAAACCAGGACCAGCTAAAGTAGTGTCTAGAATATCTAATTTTCCAGAAGGACTTCCTGTTCCAATGCCAACCTTTCCCTCTGTAAATGTGGCAATACTTGCAGTTCCATTTTTAATAGCAACATATCTTCCAGCTCCAACTCCACCAATAAGTTCAAGATCATAATTAGTTGATAAACGGTGAGTGACGGGGCCTCCATAATTAAGGCCAAAGGATTGCCCCCAACCACTTGATGCCATAGTTAAACTATCAGCATTGACGATTACATTTCCTCCTAGTCTAGTCGTTCCATTTACATCTAATTTATAATCTGGAGCTCCAGTTCCAATTCCTACGCTACCATTCACAATTAAACTATTTGATGGGGCAGCAACATCCGCACTTGTTGCATAACCAATAGAAGCCGAGCCATTAACTGATAGTTTATTTTGTGGATAGTTTGAAGGACCATAATAATCTCCAATTCCAACAGCTCCATTTGATCTAATTACAAGTCTGCTTGTACCAGCTGTATTATCATTTACAGTTAAGTCTCGAACAGAGTTCGTGCCCAAAGATATAGTTCCTGCGGAATTTTTAAACAGTACTCCAGGACTAGAGTTTGTTGTTCCTTCGAGAGTAATCTTTGGGCCTGCTCCGTAAATGTTTAGGAGTGAAGATGGAGTTATTGTTCCAATGCCGATATAACCCGAATCGTTAATTACTAATCGATCATTTGTACCCAAGACACTACTATTACTAATCTTGAACTTATCGCCATCAGAGTTATCAATTCCAACAGAGTATGATGCTCCACCGTTGATTAAATAGCGAGACATAGAGTCTCCCACGCTTATTGACAATGCTTCAAGCACCGCATCCCCAACGCCGTTTTGTTGTATAGTTATAATGCCAGCTCCGTTAGATTGAACACTTCCTCTAAGCGCATACGCAACTCCACTAGAAGCTGCGCCAGCCAGTTGAAGAATACCATCACCATTTGTCAATCCATTGCTTTGGATTACTACTGGCGATCCAGCTTCAGCAGTATAAACATCTAAAGCTTTGCCTCCTAGATTGGAGCTATTTACTGCTAATTTACCAACGACATATAATTTTGTGTCGGGAGTCGTTGTTCCAATGCCGACATTGCCTCCAGTTGATAATGTCATGCGCGTTGCGCCGTCAGTTTGTAACTGAAGCGGTCTAGCGGTTCCTGAAAAGCCTTTTTCTGTTCCTATTTGGAATGCGGAGTCGGTTGAGTTGTATTTTAAGTTTAATCTTTCAAAATTAGTAGCGTTAGTATATGTTCCGTAAATGCGTGATTCTTGAGGAGCTAATCCATTACGCTGAGCTATAATATTGGCGGCACCATCACGAATTAGGATGGTATCAAGAGCAGATGCCGCATTACCATTGGTCCACCCAAAAGGAATAGAATGTTGAATTCTTATAGCTACATGAGATATACTAAAAGGGGTTTGAGTTCCGCCCGCAGCAGAGCAAGCGACCGTATCACCAAATTTATGCCAACCCGCGAAACCAGCTCCCCAATTTGCATCAAAAAAACCATATGTCGGTAATAGAGCTGATCCAGCGGACCCAATAATTTGACCATCTTTTCTTACTGTAAGTTTACTAGTGCCACTCACTTGCAAATCCATTAAATTACTAGTTCCTGTAGAGGCTATATCAAATACGTTCAACTTGATGGCTGTAGGAGCACCTGATGTATTCCAAGTTTGCTGGATATTTAAAGCTGATCCTGATAAAAATCCCGTTCCCGCCAAAGTTGCATCTACTATGTGCAATTTGCCAGATGGCGTTCCAGTTCCAATTCCCACACTAACGTTGTCCACCACCAGAGTGTTGGTGCCATAAGTTCCCATGGTGATTTTATCTGTGAGATTAGACTCCACTTCAATCACTGGCAATCCTGCCGCATCATTCACTGAAAATATCGTGCCAGTCACGCTGTCAGAAACGCCAAATAGTCTGCCATAAGCTCCATCCACTGTGAATCGATCAAGCGTTCCCGATCCAGTAGTGTAGCTAGTGATGTTTAAACCTCCAGCATTGTCGTACAGCAATCTTGGTGCGCCAGTAAGAGACGAAATTCCACTCGAACCTGCGGATTGCGAGTCGAAAATAATAGCGCCTGATGCGGGGATGATTAATATATTGGCCATGTTGATTGTTTATTAGTTTTAAAGGATGTTGAATTTGGATTTAGTATTTTTAAAGTTTTGTTTAATTTCTGCTTCTGATAAAGCGCGATTATAGATTTGAACATTTGACATCAATCCATCGAAATAAGAGTATGGGCTATAAACCCCCTTTGATAAGCTTAAAGAATTTCCAGTTCCAGTGTTTATTGCTGAATTTGTATAGCTATTTTTTAGTATGCCATCCATGTACGCAGTTATTGTTGGATACGTAAAAGTAAATACAATATTTTGCCATTTATTAATTTGGTAAGGAGTAATTGCTACATTATCTGATCCATATAAATGAACTTGAACAGAGCCAGTATATAATAATATATCCCACATCTGCAATGGACCAGCGGTTCCATATCCTAATAGATTTTTATTTTGTATTATATCAGGATTAAACCATATAGAAACAGTTCTAGGATTTGTGCCCGTCGGTGGCATATAGTTAGAACTTACAAAGTCATTACTCCCATCAAACACAATAGACCCACCATTAATACCACTAAATGTGGGGCCATTAATTAATGTTCCATGATTGTTATTACTGCTTCGATCATTCCAAACAGTGCCGCTGCCAGGATAACTTTTCCTATCCGCCGCGTCTAAACACAATACCAAACCATTTGTCACAATATCAGGACTAGCACTAGAACTCATATTCCGTACCTCCCTCTTGTGGCGTTGAAGTTTTGTGTAAGTTCTGCTTGAGTAAGCTGCCTATTATATAAACTGACAGCGTAAACTCTACCTTTAAAAAGTCTTCCAGCAAAGGTATGTGATATTGCCGAAATTCCTCTGGCTGGACCTATTGCTCCAACATAAAAATCTTGGTATAAAGTTCTGCCATTAGGAATAACAAAACCATTGCTTCCATTATTAGGTAAGTTAGATACTCCATTTATCATAAAAGAGGAATTAAAACCAAAATGATAATCCTCGCTATTACCAGGTATAGAAAAAGTTCCAGCAGGATATGTTCTAAGAGCGCCATCGCCAGCAACAGAACTAGCTACTAATGCTGCAAAACTTGGTATGCCTACAGCCATTCTACCCCAAAAACAAACAGTTTGAGTGGTAATTGTACCAAATTGTACATAATCATCGATTCCATCAAAAGTCAAAGATCCGCCACTGCCACTATCATATCCAACTCCATTAACTAGAGTGCCATGATTTTTATTTACACTTCTATCAAACCAAGTAGTTCCAGTTCCAGGATAACTCTTCTTATCGGCGGCGTCTAAACACAAGACCAGCCCATTAGTTACAATTTTAGGAGAGTGACTCAAGCTCATATTCCGAACCTTCCTCTTGTGGCGTTGAAGTTTTGTTTGATTTCTTGGGAGGTTAAGGCTCTGTTATATAATTTAATACTACCGTATCTACCCGTAAATGAGCTTCCACCTCCAGAAGGATTTGATCCAAACTGTAGTTGATTTGTAAATGCAGATCCAGCTGAGATGTTCTCAAAAACATCATAATTATTTTTAATAATTTGTCCTGTAGTAGAAGACTTTACCATGGTTATACAAACCCAATTATTATTTTGCCAATTAAATGGTGCATAACTTGGCGCTGAAGCTCCTCCTAAGCCATAAAAATTATTTCCAATCCATAATGATAAATGTCTACTAGTAGTATCAAATACAGTTACATAATTTCCTGCTATATTAGTTGGGTACACCCATACTTGAATAGTAATATCTGTTATAGATAACGTGCTTAGAGTTAATGATGAAATATAATCATCAATTCCGTCAACAACAATAGATCCTCCATTAGCGCTATTGTAAGTCGGTCCACCTATAAGCGTCCCATTATTACCATTCCCACTTCTATCCGTCCAAACAGTGCCGCTTCCAGGATAACTCTTCTTATCCGCAGCGTCCAAGCACAAGACCAGTCCATTAGTAACAATTTTGCTTTGATAATTACATGCCATATTTAAATTTCTGTTTGTAGTTTATCAACATCTTTACGCTCTCCATAAATTACGTAATTATAAAAACCATCAACATTACCTATTTCTACACTCTCAGAAGTCTGAGATGCAACAAATAGCTGCTGAAACTTACCAATTGGTGTGACTGTGACAGTGACAGAGTCTTCGTCTACTAACTCCTTCCAATAATCTGGGAGAATGATAACAGACTCATTAGTCTTGCCGCGAATGTAAACGCCATTTTCTGGACCTTCCAAACAAGCGTATTGAAGTTGTTTGGTTGGTTTAGTGGGGTGAGGAATTAAGAATGATTTGGTTGCGGCAGAAAAGTGACCAGAGACTTTAGCGTTGCCGCCAATTTCTAGTTTTTCTGTTGGGGTTGACGTTCCAATGCCAACGTTTCCGTTTGTTAAAATTCTTATTGCCTCACTACTGTTAATACTAAATATGATTGTGCCGTTGCTGCCCGTTCCCAATGATAATGTTCCACCATTTCCCGCAACGACTTGAGTTGTATAACTATTAGGGCCTTGTATAATAAAATTGCCTGATGCAGCATGTTGGATAGTTGCATTAGTAGAGCCTGATGTTGTAAATGAGAGAGAAGAGCTATTAGTTGAAGTTGATTTATTAAGAGTTAAACTCACCGAGTCTACTCCATTAATCTTAGCATTGCCGCCTGAAACTTCTAATTTTTCAGATGGAGTTGTTGTTCCAATGCCAACATTGCCTGCTGTTGTAACTCTCACCTTCTCTGCGCCCGCAGTAATTAATTGTAAATCGCTTCCAGCACCAACAGCGTCAATACCTGTTGACCGTGTTCCTCTAGCCCAGAGTCCATAACCCGATATTATATGAGCGCCGCCACCGATTACTATATCATTTCCTGATGCAGTTATTGTTTTTACACCACTTGAAGCTGTGTCAAGATTTAGACTATTTCCAGCGGAAATATATATTCCTCCATTTACTGTGAGTTTATATGATGGAGTTGCCGTCCCAATGCCAACATTACCATTAGTACCTAAAATCCTTAAACACTCTGTTAATGTACCACTAAGTGTATTATATAATAGTAAGTCTGATGTTCTTGTAGCGTCTGTAGCATCGCTCCAAACAGCAGCAATAGCTCCAGAATCTCTATTAGCAGTTGTGCTAGATTCTGTGCGCAAAGAGATGCGTGTGCCAAATCCATTAGCAGCAGTGCCATTACTTGTAGTGCTTGCAATGAATGCAATTTGTTCTCCAGTTGTTGCAGCAACATTAACATTAGAAATAATAGCAAAATTATTAGTAGTTATAGTTCCCTGGGCTGTAATATTCTGAGCTGTTAAATTTGCAAAAGCTCCCGCATCCGCTCTAACAATATCTAGAGTTGTTCCTGTTGATCGTAAAGCTACGTTTGAAGAGTCTAAAGCATTAAATGCTATAACTACTCCACCAGCACTTGTTGCTGGGAAAATTACTCTGGGTATTAAAGCATTTTGACTAGTACCAGAGCTTCCTGCTGGAGCTACTTGGAAGATTATAGATCCACCAACTCCAGTTCCTGTTCCCTGAGAACTAGTCACAGTCAAGTTTGCTCCAGCAGTATTAGTCATTCCAGCAGCTACAGATTGAACAGAAAGTGTTTGTGCTACTGGTGCAGCAGCATCTGCTGCTCCTAGTCTAAAATTAGCAGCTCCACGGCTAGTAAGGAATGTGTTGTTATTTATTGAAATAGAACCTCCTGCTGGAACTATATTTAAATTGGTATGTATAGCAACATGTCCAGCCGCAGCATATTGCAAACTTAAAGCTGTAGCAGAATTTGTAGTAATAGAACTCGTAGTAATAGAGGTAGCTTGTATGTCTCCTTGAACTAATAAACCAGTCGCAAACGTTTTGACTCCCGAAATCGTTTGATTACCAGTTTGGAAAACTGGAAGATCAGCAAATTCAACATATTGTAAATTAGCAGCGCCAGTCGTTAAGAACGATCCCGTAGCGCCAGTTGCTACATATCTCAAATCAGCAGCGCCTGTTGTTAAAAATGCGCCAGTGGCAGAGTCTCCTATTAATAAAACGCCAGAGCTATTGACTGTAGGTCTTTCGGTAAATGTTTTCACTCCCGCAATCGTTTGCGTTCCCACTGTTGTCACCACTGCTGATGTGTCAACGGAGAATGTTCTGTTAGAAGTTAAATCGCCGCCACCAAGAAGCCCAGCTCCTGCTGAAAAGTTGCGGTCAGCACGAACAGCGTGATTTGAGGCAGTCGCTTGCGTTGTTAAATTCAAAACGTCAGCAAACGTTTTTAATCCCGAAATCGTTTGAGTGCCAGTTTGATAAACTGGCTGATCAGCGAGTTCAACGTAAAGTGCGTTAGCAGTAGTCGCTGTTAGGAACGATCCCGTAGCGCTGCTAAATGCGTATCGCGCATCTCCAACGCCAGTTGTTAAGAACGATCCCGTAGCGCCAGTTGCTACGTATCTTGTATCAGCAACGCCAGTCGTTAAGAATGCTCCAGTAGATAACTCTCCCTCTAATAAAACTCCAGAGCTATTAACCGTTGGTCGCACTGTAAACGCTGCGGATGAATTGAATACGCTAGCCCCCGAAACTCCAAGAGTATTAGTTGAGAGAGATGCTGATATTTTAGCATTGCCAATAATATCTAGTTTTTCTGTTGGGGTTGTAGTGCCTATTCCAACATTGCCATTATTTAAAATAGTTAATCTTCTAGTATAAGAATCATTATTAGAATTAGAACCATTGACAAGTGATATATAATCACCACTATTATCATATATTAAACCTTTATCTCTCTGCAATCCATCAGTACCTAATAAATAAGCAGATGTTGCTGATGAATTATTAGGAGAACTAACTACCAATCTAGAGCTACTATTTATAGTAGATGATCTGACAGCGTACCCACCACCACCAAAACCAAAATTCCCAGCAATAAGTAATCTATTAGCATTTACTCCATCAATATTAGCTGTTCTCTCGACAACTGATGTGCTACCTAGCGTCATGTCGCCATTGCCATATACTCTAAATCTTGAACCACCAACCAATGAATAAGCTGCTCCAGATACTCCTGAAACCGCAAGGCTAGTCGTCATTAATGTATTTGAAGAAACTGCTGAGATTGTTATAGTTTGACCAGATGCAGTAATAGTGTCTCCAGCTTTAAAAGTATTTAAAAATTGAGTATTAACTCCAGTAACTGTAGTTCCATAATCTCCAATCGAAATGGTGCCAACTCCCACGGTAGGCTGCACAACTTCAAAATTCGCAGTTGGAGCAGTGGTTCCCACTCCAACATTATTAGTAGGAGTGATTCTCATAGCTTCAACTAGAGATCCTCCGTTTGCTGTGAGAAATCCTAATCCCCCTATTTGATTTCCTCCCCCCGCAGTATACAACCCTCTTATCGCTGCATGAGGATTACCTAAATAGTTATGAAATCTTATGTCTACATTAGAATTGGCACTAGTAGACATGTTGCCAAGAATGATTCCCGTAGTATTTTGAGCGGCACTACTATTAAAAATGCTTAATGTAGAACTGCTCACTCCATTTGGAGTACCAAATAAAATAGAACTTCTATTAGATCCAACTAGATTAAAACTCGCTACATCAGTTTGAGCTAGATAGTTATTTCTTAAATTTATAGCCAAAGTTGGAAGAGTAGCTGATCCCAAAAGTCTCAAGTCTCCAAGTTCTTGACCTCCATCTCTCTTCCATAAAATAGATGATCCATCACCACCGCTGCCATTTCTATACAGAGTTAAAACAGGCTTGACTCCACCAACTCCAGGAGCCGAAGTATTTATTTCTAAAGAGTCTTTAATAAAACTCCCACTCTTATTCACTCTAAACTGACTAATGCCACTAGTTTGCAAATCCATTAAATTACTGGAAGCATTAGAGAGGGTGTCAGTAATATTTAACTTGATGGCAGTAGGAGTTCCCGACGTATTCCAAGTTTGGGCAATGTTTAAAGCTGATCCTGATAAACTAGCAGAACCTGCTAATGTTGCATCTACTATGTCGAGCTTAGCAGTAGGGGTAGATGTGCCGATGCCAAAATTTCCTGGTGCAATAAAATAGCTATTCGTGCTAGAAAAGTGAGCTAGACTATTTCCATTAGCATAGAAGGTATATCTCGTATTACCAGCTGTTGTATTAAAAGCAAAATCTCCATATTGTTGATGAATCTCGTGATAGCTGCCAGCATTATTATCATATAATCTAAAACCTGCACCTTGTACTGGTGTTTGGTTTGGCATTACACTAACAAGCCCAGCGCTAGTAATATTTATTCTTCCAGACCCACCAACATTTATGTTTAAACTACCAGTACTAGCAATCTGAGCTGATCCTGTGTTTGGGAAAGATAAATTTCCAGATATTCTAGTGTTTCCAATTACTTCTAATTTTGCAGTAGGATTAATAGTATTGATTCCAACATTAGCTCCACCAGTTACTGCTTTGACCATCAAACCCACTTGAGCAGTTCCATTTATATATGGCTGTAAATAAATTTGACCATAGTTACCAGAGTTATCGTGTAACGAAGTTGTGATTTGTGAAGCTTGAGTTTTAGCAAGTGCTACATTTGTAACGTATGAACTTATTGCTCCCGCATTAAATGCAAAACTATTAATTCCATCATATGGACCTGGATTAATATTTATGCTTCCATTATGGGCCGCTACAGTTGTATCTGAATTATTATTGCTTCTTAATATTAATTGGCTTGTTCCTACTCCTCCATAACTACTTACAGTCGTTCCATTAGCATTATATGAAAAAGCTAATCTTTCAGTGTTAGTAGAATCATAAACTGTACCAATTTGCTCTGATGTGGATGATCCTCTAATAGTTAATTTAGAAACTGGAGTTCCAGTACCTATGCCGAAGTTTCCTCCATTCATAGTGAGATTACCGCCGTTTATAAAGCTACTACCATTACCCGCCAAATAAACACTATTACTATTACCTCCATTAAATAAATATAAAGCCCCAATACCATTTGCATCATCAACTAACCAAGCTGCTCTTTCTCCATCAGCTCTTGTTAATTTAATTCCGTCAGCGGCAGCAGATGTAAGTATTTCTAATTTAGTTGAAGGGGTTCCAGTTCCAATTCCAAGGTTACCATTATTTAATACAGTAAATTTTTCAACATCTGCGTGATCTAATAGGGAGAGAATTGTAGCTCCATTATATAGAGATTTGGCAGTTAGTGTGGAGTTTGTTGTTGTGGTATTGATTCCAACTGCTCCTCCTGCTGACGTAGCAAATATTTTAACGCCATTCATTTCAGTTCCATTGTATACTGGATTTAAAAGAATTTGCCCGACATTTGCGCCAAGAGATGTTGTGTATCCTTTAATTCTTGCTAATTCAGCTGTGTCGCTAAAAAATGACATGTATGAACCAGTATTTAAACTAGCACTAGTAGTAACAAGTCTAAGCGCTTCTTGTGAAGTTCCAGCGTTTACATTTACTTGTAATTTGCCAGAAGGAGTTGTTGTATTAATTCCAACATTACCATTAGCGCTTGATATACGCATTTTTTCTGAATTTGAATTGCCAAAAAACTGTATAGCATTCTCAACCCATGATGGAGATAAATTAATTTTGCTATAAGTATTTGAAATACTTGCGTCTAGATTTCCAGCTGTAACTAAAGCACCATTTCCAGTTATAAAACTTGAATTTGCATCTGCATAAATTTTAGGAGAGTTATTTTGATATATCCCAGCACTCCCATATATATTAGATGCAAATGTCCACACACCATAAGTTCCAGATTGTGGTCCATATATTTCAAGCCCAAAATTATTACTAATTAAAGAACTTGCTTTAAGACTCATTGTCGTTGTCGAGTCTACAACTTGTAATTTACCAGAAGGGGTTGTCGTTCCAATCCCAACGTTCCCATCATTTCTAAAATAAGCTATACTAGAGTTATTAGAGTTTACTACGTTTAATGCAGCTCTAGAAGATGTGGGAGTACTGCCCATTATTTGATAGTCTAATGCTCCAGATAATCTTATAGATGATGCGCTGCTACTCTTTAATGATGTGACGTTGTTAATATTGTCCCAATTAAAACTCATCAACTCTCTACCGCCGCCATTAACTGTCAATGTAGTTCCTACATTTGGACCTGTATAATTTATAAAAGTTCCAGCTCCAGCATTTAAATTAATATTATAAGGGAGACCTAATGCACTAGAACCAATATTAATGTCACCATTACCTGGACCTCCAGCTCCAATACCTGGGATAAGATTAATACTACCACCCACACCAGCTGTATTAGCATTGCCTCCTCGAATATTCAAAGATGTACCAGCTCCAGCTACAGTGTTTGATGCTCCAGAAATAGTTCTAGTGCCGCCATCTGTGAATATTAAATTGCCAGATATTTTAGTGTCACCAATAACTTCTAATTTGCCCGAAGGAGTTGCGGTGCCGATACCAACCTTAGTGTCATTTACAACCAGAGCATTACTACCGTAAGTACCCATGGTAATCTTATCTGTTAGATTCGACTCCACTTCAATCACTGGCAAGCCAGCCGCATCGTTCACGGAAAATATCGTGCCAGTTACACTATCAGACACTCCAAATAACCTACCATTAAAACCATCAATAGCAAACCTATCAAGAGCATCTACTCCACTATTGTAGTTGGTGATAGTTAAGTTGCCAGATATTTTAGAATCTCCAACGACTTCTAACTTGGCGGTTGGCGCGAGCGTGCCAATGCCAACATTGCCATTCTGAACTAGTAAACCGCTATGAAAGGTTTTGGTTCCTGAGACTATTTGATTTCCCGTTTGAAAAACTGGCTGATCAATAAATTCAACGTACCTCAAATCAGCAGCGCCAGTTGTTAAAAATGCACCAGTAGCTCCAGTTGTTACGAATGAACCAGTAGCGCTATT